TTGGAGTTTCTCGAGAAGGATATTATTATATTTTTGAGACAACTTTGTAATCGGATTTTTCTCGATGAGTTCAACAATGTTGAGGGTAGCAGCCGAGGCGGCACAGGCGGAAGAAGCGGAGGACATCGAATGAGCGTATGTATGTATAGACATATGTATTAAAGTTGTTTTAAGATACACAAAGCAAGAATTATTAAAACAAGAAGGACGTGTATAATTGCTTTCATTTTATAAAGTAAAACCTTTTATTAAAATACTAATTTTTAAATCTTGCTTTTGTTGCAACAAAAGCAAGATTTATTAAATGTTAATTTTTTGACATATTACTCTCCGAAAAGTGCGCAACTTGATTATAAATTTCTAATTTGGAATGTTGCTTTAGTCTATCCTAAAGCAAGATTTATTATTAAATACTAATTTCGGAAAGTTGCTCTCGCCATCGTGAGAGCAACTTTCCTTCACCACTTGCTCTTCTTCACATTTATCTTCGGTCCCTTGCTATTTTTCGCGGCATTAGGGTCATACGACTGGTCTCCTTCGTCATCAGAACCGAGATTCTTAGAGATTTCCCAGAACTCCTTACTGCCTAGCTTGAATGGCCCATGTTGTTGCGCCTTATACCAGAAGATTTGGTCTTGTAATTTGTTCGATTTCGCGTTGTTATTGATGACAAGACACTCATAATTCTCGGTGCACTGGTCCATCACCTGACAAAAGCTCTCAAAAGTGGGGAACATACCCGCATAATTGTCATAGATTCGCTTACGATTCGCAATATATGGCTCGCGGAGGATAAACACGTAGTCGATATTCGTGCGGAGATTTGGAGGGATACCCAACGGATATTGCATTGTGATGACTAACATGATCTTCCAATGACGTCCGTTCATGAAGAGGAGACGCATCATCACGTCCTTCGTCCATTTGTTATCATATAAGCAGTCATCCAATACAACGAACGTCCTTGGGTCAATCGATGACTTTTTATATGTATCCATTTCTTTTTTCACTTGTTTTAGGACTGCTTTCTGGCGTTTGAGAATGTTCTCGATGATAGCGGTATTATACGCATCATGGATGAATAATTTTGGCACATGGGCTGCGAAGAAACCGTTGCCGGCTTCTGTTCCGGAGATAACGGTGCCGATTGGGATATCTTGGTGATGAAACATCAAGTCCTGAACGAGGAAACTTTTACCAGTATCACGACGCCCGATGAGAACGATAACCGGACCTTTATTTTCATCGGGACGAAAGCTTATGGCTTTCATGTCGAATTTGGCGAGCTCTAAATTCATCTGCTATACCTTTGGGGATACAAACAACATATATTTTTTTGCGACATTTTATACGAAGTATGAATACGATTATGAAGGCCGCCCGTTTAAAATCTATATAAAACTTCTATCGAACAATCATATTATTATTATTGTTATTGTTATTGTTATTGTTTAGGAAAATGACTACTACAACACCGAAATTCCAATTACATTATCGAAAACATAAATATACACCAGATAGAATTGACTCGGCGCTATTGTATGATATTCAAAATTATATTCCTATTTATAACCGGTTTTTTGATATCAACGAGACAAATTACAACGGAATTCAGTTGAATCAAAAGTATTATTTACAAAATATTATTGAGCATCCGAGAGACGCAACGGATGAAACACATTCTACTTCTCTAAATCATTTAGAAACCGTAATTGGCGATGACGAAGGGAATACAACGAATGTTCCAATATTTGTGAAATATTCACCGCTATTAGATCCTATCCGATATTTGTCTGGAAAATACGAAACACCGGCAACAACGATGACCGCGGATGGTAATTCTACCACACCCAAAACGTCCCTTCCTAAATACAACTCAACACCGGAAACGTGCGAAGAAAAAATGCTGAATACGAATAATTCATCATACGTGGATGGTTTTTTTTCATATTTGACAAGTCGTGCTCTTCATATGCACGGTGTTGTTCATGGACTAGACTACTATGGAAGCTATCTTTGTAAGCAACGCAAGTTTTCAACGAACGTTTTTGATGATATTGATTACTTGGCCGACTGTTCCTTTTTTAATACATACGAAAATCAACGATTTACAATAGATTATTCACAGTTTGGAGATGATGAATCCAGTATGCGTGATCATAAATGGCTGAAACTGCGAAATAAGTTGAATCCGGTATTACACACCGGCAATAAACCCATCACAATTCTTGAAGATGTTGTAGAATTTGAACCGATCATTACAACAGATACACCTTTGGTCGAGTTAGATTCGCATGTAGAAAATAGTTGTAACATGGTAGAAATAAATGTAGGCGATTTTGATTCACAGGTCGAAGAGACTACTCCGGATGTTATTCAACCAAAAAAGACGAATAAAAATAGCGGAAATGACGATGATAGTGATAGTGATAGCGATAGCGACGATACATCACAGTCGAATTCATCTTATACCACGATAGATTGCGATGAAGAAATAAATACACACAAGGAAAAGCCTACCGACGATGCGGATGATGCTGCTGGTGATGAAGATGGGAGCAATAGTGATTTTGGAAGCGATCACCATAACGACGACGAATGCGATAGCGAGGACAGTTATTCGGATTACAGCGACGACGAACAAATCATCGTAAAAATTAACGACTTTCCGATCCAGGCAATCTTACTTGAAAAATGTATCAGCACACTCGACCATATCATGATGCGTGATGAACTAACAAAAGAAGAATGGACGTCACTTTTGTTCCAAGTTATCATGACACTTGTTATTTATCAAAAGATGTTCGCATTCACACACAACGACCTTCATACAAATAATATTATGTTTGTCGAAACCACAGAGGAGTTCATTTACTACTTATACGAAGGGCAGTATTACAAGGTTCCGACATATGGACGCATATTCAAGATCATCGATTTCGGCCGCGCAATCTACACATTCCGTGGAGAACTTATATGTAGCGACAGTTTTCATCCGAAAGGCGATGCAGCGACACAGTATAATTTCCCGCCATATTATAATCCAGATAAGCCTACTGTTGAACCGAATTATAGTTTCGATTTATGCCGGTTTGCCTGCGCACTTTTCGACTACTTCATTTATGATTTGAATAAAGTGGATAAACTATGTAAATCAGACCCAATTATCAAGCTGGTTGTAAAATGGACAACCGACGACAAGGGACGAAATGTTCTCTATAAGTCAAGCGGTGAGGAGAGATATCCCGATTTCAAACTGTATAAGATGATCTCACGATCAGTTCATGGGCATATCCCTGCAAAAGAAATACATAATCCACTATTTGATCAATACAAGATCACATATAAAAAATATAAGAAACACGCCGCACTCTCTGCGAAATTCCTGAAAGACGGTAAAAATACGCACCTATTTATGGATGTAGATGAATTACCGTGTTATTACGAAGGGTAATTTATTCAAAGACGACGATTTTCGAGCATGATCTTTCGATGAGCTGGAACTCCATTTTTCGCGATGAATTCGATTTGTCGCATCGTCCAACCCATACTACCCCCAGAGTGTCCAACTTCCATATTATCGCTGACAAGCGTAACAATCGGATCATCACCATAACTGAACATGAAACCGCGGTTGGCCGGTGGACTGTATTTCGAAAGATGAGTCCAAACGCATATTTCTTTCGCCTGGATATCCGGTAATTGACCAACGCGAAAAACCGAACGCATTCCGTCGCGTATCATGTCTTCCGACCATTTATCATTCATATACGATAGGTCGCATGATTCGACCGCATTCAGGGTAATAGGCCAGTATTCATCCCTTTGAGAAACCGGGGCGCGCTCCATTTCAACAGCAACAGATTCAGCAGCAACGACAGACGACATTACGAAACGAACAATAAAGAACACATGACATCATCTTCAATATAAACATAACGATTCAATTTTATGTTTATAAACGACAAATACAATACAAATAAGTATTTGAAATATTCATAATCACCTCGTAGCAGAAACGAGTCTATCTAACACCACACCAACAATAACGCCGAGTGTCAAACTGCCAGATACAAAACCAACAATAGCGGTAATTAACATTATTATCCATCGACGGTCAAATGATTGCGGTTTGAATAAGCTGTCCCAATCGCCGGTTTTATAAACAACAAGTAACATGACGCCGACTACCGCCGCAATCGGAATTTCGTTGATCGCGCGTCCAAAGAATAGACATATCACAATAAAAAGCACACTTGTTATCACCGATGAAAATTGAGTTTTCGCACCGTTGGCCAAATTTAGCTTACTTTGCCCGACCAATACACAGCCGCCAAATCCGCCAGTTATACCTGTCGCCACATTCGCGATGCCTTGGACGAGACTCTCGCGAAATGAATCACCCTTAACCCCTAGTGCGTTTTCAGCATCTTTCACCATAATAAGCGATTCCAGCAACCCGGTAAATGCCATCGCCGCCGAAAATGGCAGCATTTTCATAAGACTACCTGCGTCGTATTTTATTTTACTAGATGACACCGCATCCTTTGAAATAATCGAAGGCAGCTCCGACTTTAATGCTCCTATGTCTTTCACACGGTCAATATTGTAATACTGTGTAAATATGTAAATAAAAGCTGTTATCGCAAACATCGAAACAAGACCACCTGGTATATGGATATGCTGATCTTTACTGTGTGTGATTTTGATAACACCGAAAAACGCAATCAACGTAGATATAATAGTGAATAGCGTCGTATTCGCCAGCTTCAACCCGGTTAGCCATTTATGCTCCTTATCTTTGAAATTATCCAATTGGTGAATCGCGATAAGACCTGCCAACGCAAGCAAAAACCCTGACATGATATGTTTCGGAACATATGTGATATACTTGTATAATCCGGTTATCGTTGCTAGAATCTGCATAAAACCGCCAGCAATAACAGTAGGGATGATATATTCTTTCCCGAGTAATGTGGATACTCCGGCAATTGAAGTGGCGACTGCTGCGGTTGAACCGGATATCATCGTCGGCATCCCTCCAAATAATGATGTAATGAGAGACATAACCATCGTATTTTGAATGCCTATACTCGGTGACAATCCCATAATAAACGCGAATGCGATAGATTCAGGTATCAATAATAGCGCAATTGTGAGACCCGAGAGAAATTCATTCACAAGTTGTGTAGGCGACGCAGAAGCTACTGTGTTCATAACAACAAACCTTAATATATAATATAAACAAAATTTCTGTTATTATATATCGATATTGTATATTCGATAATGACTACCCCAAACAATCGGGATACGATTATCATCGAAGGAACGACCTATGACATAACCGGCTTCAAACATCCCGGTGGGAATATTATTCATTACGCAAAGAATTCACCCGATGCGACCGAAATATTTAACGAATTTCATTATCGTTCGTCTAAGGCGAAAAATGTTCTACGGTCGCTCCCAATTGTAACCGAGGACATCGAATCTCTCGAACTCACGCCACAACAACAAGAAATGACGGCGGATTTCCGAGAGATGCGCTCCACCCTCATCGAACAAGGATGCTTTGAACCCGATTATATCCATGTATATTTTCGATTATTAGAGATCGCCTTTTACTTCGGTGTAGGAACATGGTTTGCTTCATATAATATTTACGCATCAGTTCTCTCGTTCATCGCATTTAAGACGCGGTGCGGCTGGGTTCAACATGAATGTGGACATCTTAGTTTTACTGGAAACCGCCGGATTGATCGCGCAATCCAAACCTTCATGATGGGATTTGGCGGAGGCGTGAGTTCGTCGGTATGGAATTCGATGCATCAAAAACATCACGCGGCGCCCCAGAAAATTAAGCATGATATTGATTTGGATACAACTCCGCTTGTCGCCTTTTTTGACCGCGCATTCGAAGACAATACAAATGGTAAGACAGCGTCGCGGTTTATGAATCGATGGTGGATGCGGCTTCAAGCCTGGACGTTTTTGCCCATCATCAACGGTATTCTTGTCCATTTATTTTGGACATACTATCTTCATCCGAAGAAGGTATTTCACCGCTTATGTTCAGCACGAACGAGAGAAGTTTATCTTGAAACTGCCTTTGAAGCTGTCTGTATGACCGGGTCACATCTCTCGTTGCCATTCATTTTCTATTCTGGTGGTGTAAGCGGAGGCGGTTTAGTATGGTGTTATTTCTTATTAATGATCGTGAATTTTTGGAATTTCATCTATCTGTTCGGTCATTTCTCTCTCTCGCATACATATACCGGAGTAATTCCAGAAGACAAGCATTTGCTATGGTTTGAATATGCGCTGAATCATACCGTGAATATTTCTACGAAATCACAACTTGTAACGTGGATTATGGGATACCTAAATTTTCAAATCGAGCATCATCTTTTTCCATCGATGCCGCAGTATAAAAACGCCGCCGCCGCAAAGCATGTTCAGCGATTTTGTGCGAAATGGGCCGACGCTGCGGGTTTGAAATACGTCGAGCATTCCTATACAAAGGCATGGTGGTTGATGTTATCAAACTTGAACAAAGTTGGAAAACATTATTATGAAAATGGCATAGTTCATGACCGTTCAGAAGAAACAGAACAAGACACCAGACAGTCACAAGAACAAGAACAAGACCTTCATTTGGATTAAAATCCTGGCGTATCTACAAAAACTGCTGGCGCACCGCTGCCACCTGCTCCGCCACCTCCACTATTTCCGCCGGCACTAATATTCTCAAACTGGTTCAAAATAAATACGGCTAAAATCGACGAGACACAAACAACGATCGAATCGCGAACCAAGACCTTAACCGGTTTTTGGTTGTCATGATCAACAAACCGCATTTCTATAAATTTCAACAAAAAATACACGATTGCGACAGATGCGCCGATGATTGCTAATTTCGTTGTATTAAACATTCTTATCTAAGAGACCTATGGATGTATATAATTCTAAACGACGTATATACATACAAATTCAATTATTTATTGATTTTTATACGCGACGCCACGCTATGATGTCTGGAATGCCAACATGACCGGCGGATAACAAAAATACATAATTATACCAGCGATTGCTAAAAATGCGAAAGAAAAAATGAAGATGAGTAAATCGATAAGAAATATATTGTCGTACCACTTTCCTTCATCTTCGTTGCCTTCTCCAAATCCAAACATCTTATATTACACTGTCGAATATTTATATTATAAATAATATATACTTTTACATCTTCATGTTTACGCCAATACCTCGATATCATCCAAGAGAGGTGGCGCGTTGATTTCTTGAATATCATTAAGGGTATGAATATCGAGTGTATCCAATCGAATATCATCACCAATCTTTAATCGACCTACATCGGCTTCATCATCGTCCGCGTCGTCGTCATCATGTGTCATATATTCATTCTTTCTCTCGGAAGCATCCGTTTCAAAGGTTCGCACTTGATTCTCTCCGAACGAAATTCCGCCGCCGCCGCTACCACTATCCAAACCGTCATTTGCGGTGGTTGTCAATTCAGATGCTAACGCATTCGCACTTCCATTCAAATCACCAACGAAATCGAGCTGGTCGATTGTCGCGGCCGATGTGTTATCACCGACGCTGTCGCTGGCGCCCCCGCCATCTTGATCGCTCACCCGATCACGATGACGCCTTCGGCGGGTACTTCCATGATGTTGTCGGCGCCTCGCCGAGAGATTGGCATCCTCTTCCGAGAGAATAGGCTCTTGTTGAATCACCTCTTCATTCTCCGTCACTTCTACCACATCTTCAATCGTTTCTTCTAAATACATCTTGATCAGTTCCTCCACCGGTATATTATCGCGAATCGTGTTATAAATACATTCTTTGACAATAATCTCAAACTCACGATTGTTACGCTGTGTGTGAAGAGGCTGGATCCCTCTCTCGAAAATATACACGTTGGAATACACCTTTCGCGCAGTATTCACGTAAATCTTATGAATAAAGTCCGCCAATTGTGGTATTTTTATATCCACCTTTTTCTGTTTATTTCCAACACGCATAACTGTCATACACTTCAAATGAATAATATGAACACATGTAATCAAATCCTCTAAATACCCGCATGTGCCGCGTTCCTTGATTCGCGATGTCTCCTCCTTGATAATATTGGGGTTCCATTTCGGGACTCTCGAGAGAAGATTCTGAAACGTCATAAGATACTTGTCTTGTTCCTTATTTCCAACACATAATTTCACCGCTTCATCGAAAATAGACCGAATGCCTTCTTGGATCAGCGGCGTGAGAATATTCACAAGTCGAGACGCCCATTCATTCTTGGATTCATAAAGAGACGTAACCGAATAATCATCCATCGTAAGCTTAAAATAATAGTGACTGATACTGGACCTTACATAAATGAAATATTTTCTAAACTCAGATTACAACGAAATACTATAAAATGAAGAAAATAAAATAGTAATAGTTTCTCATTTCTAAATTCTTTTCTAACTTTGTCAAACATAATGAGTAGTTCGTATCTGCGAATATCGTTCATGTCTGGATGTGTATGAATAAAATCAATTACATCAATCCCTGAATAACCCTGTTCATATAAAGATACTGCCAAATCCAGTATTTTTTCGTACTCTTCGCTTGATGCGGTTGTATCAATTTCACCTATCTTTATAAGATCAGACAAAGTATGTTCTCTCGATTTCAATATTTTGTTTGTATTACATACTTTATCGGCAAGATATGTATGAAGATTAACAGCGATTGGCTCCGATTCTGTCTGTATTTGAATCATCGGAGGTGGAATATAAATATCACAAAAACGCGACAATATCGGTTTCAATAAACTATCTTTATTTTCAACGATTATAAAGAACCTCGTGGAAGAACTGAATAACTCAATACATCTTCGTAATGCGGATTGTGCGTCAATCGTCAGTTTATCGGCGTTCGTCAAAATCACCGACTTAAAAATGGTTCCTTCTTTCATGTCGATATTGGTCTTCGCGAAAAATTTCAGTTCTTCACGAATAAAACGTATTCCTTTACCATGCGCACAGTTGGCTCTCATCACGTAGTTTTTGATTGCGGTTTTATCACCGTTGTAGATCGAATGAATAAAACGGTTTAATATAAACGTCTTACCTGATCCATGTGGCCCATAAAATATAATATTCGGGATTTTACGATTTTCAATAAAAACTTTTAACTTATGATGAATGTGTTTATGGATATCTGCTAATTCTGGGTTTTCTATGGGTGTTGTCATAATTACAAAAGTATAGTTGTAATAATGAGAATATATTATTTAACTTCATTTCGCGCGTAGGTTCTAGACACACACAGCCGTATCGTTAAAAATTAATCACTTGGTCATATGGCTGAACATTCGTCATTTTTCCAGGCATATTGCTCTTGCCATCGCTCATAGCGCCACCTGCCTCGCCGTCAGTATAATAATAGTTAGTAGTGTAATAATAGTTCGTTGGTTTTGACGCGGCATAAAAGGGCGATTCCTCTTCATATCCCTGCCCGTTATACATACCGAGGTAAGCAGTAGCGGCAGGTGATCCATCTTCATAATAATACGCATTACGACGGTCGGTGCGTCGATTACTTGCGGGGTCATTCGGGTCGATCCAGTTACCGACTGTGCGGATGATATTTCCAGCGGCATCACGTATGGAACCGAATAATCCTGGGCTTTGTCCATATCCTTGGCCTTGTCCAGGAGGCATTCGTCCATAGCGTCCATACCCGCGGAAGTTGCGCGTAATACCACGGCGGTATATATCGTCTTCGTCAAGTGATGACGAACTCGTTTCTCTCGCAATATCATCATAACTCGTGCGTGTAGTCGCGAGCAAATTCTTCTCGATCTGGGTTCCATCTGGTAAATATGTCGCCCAACGAATCACTTTGAGGCAATCCGCATCAATACGGCATGCGTCTGAACCGGTTTGTCCAGGATTGTTACACTTCCACGGGCATTTACGCATAAGCAAAATGTTGTTGCCGTCGGCTGATTTTACGACATTACCATTTGCGTCCAACCGATAAATATTCTGGCAGTTGCCTTCGTTGCTGGACAACGTGGAAGGTTCCGCGCATTTACGCACATGACCATCATCGCCATACCGCCAATTAGCGCCATCATACCATGAGTCGGGATGACTGGCAATCAGGCGATTACGGCGCGCAACTGCGACGTCATATTTGAGCTGGGCTTCCGTTTTTGCGGTCGTAGTTGTAGCAGCCCGTAATGCCTTATACGCACTTTCGTATTCGTTCTGCGCTTCAATCGCCCAGTTCATCTGGCGTTTCACATCGGAAATAAGCACGGATGATGCTGCGCTGGTCACGTAGGTGGTTCCATCACTCGCTGTTCCAGATGAGGTAGGAGAACCAGAAGATGTAGTGGTAGAACCACGAGGTTCAATCGCAGGAAGATTAAACTCGCCTTGGTCAAGCACGCCACCAACAGCGTTATCGTTAAATGTTCCGCCGAGAGATGGAGAAGTAGGAGTGCCCTTATAGGTTCGGATTTTCGCTTGTGTCATCGAGGTTCTTGATGCTGGTGTTTGAAGACCGGCGATCGATAGACGAATTGGCGTATCTTTCGGTAAAGCGCCACCCACAGTAAATGCGACAACATTTACGCCACCTCCGTATGTATTGATATCTGACGTTACAACCCCCGCATCAGAAATCGTGGATAAGGTGCTTTGAAGTTGTGTCGTCGGGTTCGTCCAAGAGAATGAAATCCCCAAATCAACATTCGCAGTTCGTGTGACATATGGCACTTGAACGAGGAAAATATCCCCAGACGCCAGCGCGTTTGTAAGCATAATGGTCATCGAAAATGTGGTCGCAGTCCCGGTATAATTCGGAGACAATTGCGGACTTTCCGTTGATATTTTACGGCACATGATGAATGCTGGTTCGTTTCCGTATGTTGTATCGTTAAATATACGCAATCGTTTCGCAGCATCAGACGGCCATAAATTTACGAAAACCAGAATCGGTGAAACACTCGATGGTTCGGCGCTGCTAGATAGAGATACATTCGCCAGATCGGTTCCAGGTGCGGTAGTGGTTGAAGACGCTGGATTGATTTCAGCGTCCTTCCATTTCAATCCAGATAATTCAAGTGAGTACTTTACGTCTTTATCCATAGGACTCGCGGTTTGTATCCTATAAAGAATCGTGAGATACCCTGCTTCAGCCGCACCATCCGCGGTTATTCCGCGGGTATATTCTGCAGTATCTAATATTGTAGCATTTCCATCTTTGCGCATCGTGATCGAAAGTCCTGTTGCGTCGGTGTTCTGAATATAGTAATTAGGAACTTTAATTGTAATGATTTTTGCTGCGTTGACACCCGTTCTATCACCGGTTGCGCCACGTAAAACAGCGGTAGGCGTGAATATAAATCGAAACATAGTTGGCATGTTTCTTACATAAGAGCACTGATTGATTAGTAACGAGCCATCAGTTCGCGAACCCAGTGTATTTGTGGGCGAATGAGTGCTCTGTTTTCTTTCCTCACCCAAATATCGCACATGGTCATTCATCGTTAGACCTTCTATCACTCCTGTGCCGTATCCTTCCGACGGCGCAATCCAGAGACTAAATCCACCATTTCGATAAGTGCGCGACACCCAAACGCTCACTAATATTACTAAAATGAGCACGAATAACACCGTGTATTTGTCTTGGAATAATTCACGAAAGTTCATTTATAATTATAATATTATAACTATAATAATGTTATAAAATTATCTCTGAAAAAAGACATATACGGCTGGAAGTTAGCTACTAGCTATGTTAATACGTTTGAAGGCTATGCGTATATGGGTTCTGTCTAAATGCGTTTAATATATCCGGCTGAATTCTCTCGTTCAACTTTCCTTCATCGTAACTTTGCGGCATCGTCATCTTTCCATAAATATCGATACTGGGAATGGATGACGGGGCATTTGTCATTACCATCGCACGGTTATTCGCACGGTCGGCGTCGATGCGGTCAATCTGAACATTAGTATTTGAGTTGAAGAGAGACATCGATCCGTGGTTTGTTACATTTTTATAGGTCTTATTCACATTATTGCGTTGATTATACGCGGCGTTGTATAATCCATTTCCCATACGGGTTGCCGCACCACCCGCCGTTCCTAAATAATCAGTGCTGGTGGTTGCGCGTTCGGTATCCACCGGCGTATTCTGAGAGATCAAATAACCCGCCGCGGCTTGGCGTTCAACATTCAAGTGGTCAAACCCAACCAAACCAACAGTCGTCTCCTTGATGGTTGTAGGTGCGCGGTCAGCTGGATTGAATGTTGCGGTCACAGCAGCAGGAACAGGCATACGCGCATTTTCATACATTCGCGCATTTCCGACCACATTTTCCTTACGAGACGGTTTCAGCACATCCAACAAAGGCGCAACAACCGCTTTAAGCGCACCATGAATACCACCCATCTCATTCGGACGAACAGTAGTTCGGTTGTTATGCGTAAATTTATAGCTCATACGACCAAAGTCGGCTTCTGTTGCGGTATTTCTCTCCGCAGCATAAGGATTGATAATCGGCTTCCCATCATAGGTCTGGCGACGCGTATCTTCGAAATTCTTTGGAGCATACATCGCACTACCTCCATCCGCAGGAGCAGTCGCACCGAAATATTCTGTTGTCGTTGTCTGACGATTACTCTCTCGGTCCATCTCGATCGCACGCTGTGTTTCACCTTTCTCAGCACCGGTTGTTGTAAACCATCTGTCGGGTGTATTCACAAAAAATGTATCAGGCAGATGCTTTTCCATTCGTCCTAATGTAGCGGTGGTCGGTGCATTTTGTACGTAATGTGCGGCAGGACCTTGATGTCCTTCGAGTGAATAAGACAATTTCGGGTTTGTCTTTACACGTAATTCATCAACACCTCGGTCGATCCATTTCTCTCGTGCGTCCATTCCTGAATTGAATCCGAGTGTTCCTTGTGTGCTATATCCCTGATCCAACCCAGGTCCAACACGAACTTCTTCCCAAGGTTTCACGTTTGCGATTTTCATGCTAGGAAGGACGCGTGACTGATAAAAATCATTTTGGTTCGGCATGCCATTCGGGTGATGCATATTTTCCTGAGGGCGGAAAAGCGGGGCCTGTTCTGTTTTACTAACATATTGCGAACCACCGCCTACTTTATTATCAAGAACGTTCTCATGCATATTCGCACTAGTCGTCAATCCGCGCACCTTCGCGCCATAATACGGTTCCATGTTGTTATGAGTAAATGACATCGGGTCGATTTTGGATCCGGTGAGAGAAGTAAATCCATCTTTGCTATAATTATCGCCAAATTGGGTGTCTAAACCTTCTCCAATAATTCCGGTGCTTGAAGTAGAACCCGCAATCGGAATAATATCCTTTTTATCATTTGAAAAGTCGCGCCCTCGTTCCGCGATACCGCGAAGTATGCCTACACCTCCAACACCACCCGCAACACCGGCCGACATCTTATCATAATCCACGTTATTGGCATAATAACGATCGGTATGTGTATTCGGGTTCTTATATTCGTTTACATTCGTTCCGGTATTCGGGCGAACCACCGGATAATTCGTAATTGGAATACTCATGTTAGGCAAATATTTGGCATTATTCGCATTTGGATTACGATAACCTTCGCTGACAACTCCGTCAGATTTTCTATTTGATGCGATATAAGCTGCTCCAAGACTGCCTAATATTAATGCTATTTCAGCCATTTTGTTCTCTTATTTATATGTGGTATTATTATATGCGGTATTAATATATGTGGTATTATATATAATATTCTAATAATATTCGAATAATATTAGAATACGATATGACAGTATTCGAATATTATGAAAACAAGGCGGTCGTTCCGCTAAACTGACGGATATCACCGACACCCTCAACACCGCCAGCGCCGCCAGCTCCACCGAATCCTTCGCCTAAACCGCGCTCATTATCACGCCTCCCACCAGCCATACCTTCTAGCGCAGGATTGCGATTGGACGGATGAACCGTGTAATGCGTGTCATCTGAAATACCTGGAACGGTGGTCTGCGAAACAAAACGGTCTTTTTCGATAATACGCGTATTCAGATTGTTAAAGAAGGGCATAAATACATTTTCCTGAGGATCGAAGTGAAGCATTTTCCAGTTGTCTTGTTCGACATCCCTCAGCATCCAAGCCGGATGCGTTGCACGAGACTGTTCCACAGAACTACCTCCACGCGTTGGGCATCGTATCATTTCATTTGTGCGAGTAGCAACCGATGCGCGTTCATCATGATGATAGTTCTCAACCGAGTCACGGTTCAATCGGCGCGAGAGACCGAATAACTCTGCTTCAACATCAACAGAGTTGGTCATAATATTTCCTGCCCAAAACTGCGCACGAACATATGGGTCTTCATAATAAAGCGGTTTATCACCAGGACCAGGAACATTCAAACGATACCGTCCTACATCGGTGGATTGTTGAAGCTGTTTTTTAATACGATCCGGATCATCATGAAATCTCGTGAATGACATAGTAGATAATGATAAATAGGTGAGTAATGTTATTAAACGATTATTATTATTAAACGATTATTATATGATTATTATATGAATGTAAAATAAAATTAACCTAAACACATTTATGTTAAGAATATAGTAAGTTAAAATCGTCGGAATAAACATGCTTGACGTGGAGATTAAACCCAAACCGTCTAAATCTTATACAATTTGTCTCAGCATGATTGTAAAAAATGAATCGCATATTATCACGAAGACACTAGACAATCTAACAAGTTATATCGACTTTGATGCTTATTTCATATCAGATACTGGATCCACAGATAATACGATGGATCTTATTCGCGACTTTTTCAGACAAAAAAACATTCCAGGACATATTGAACAAGTCAAATGGAAAGATTTCGGTTTTAATCGTACATTAGCATTACAGATGGCGTTTAATAAAACTGATTATCTCTTTATATTCGACGCAGATGACACAATACATGGCAACTTTCGCATGCCGCGTGTTCTCACCCATGACGCATATCAATTAAAATTAGGTGAATCGTTTGTATATTTGCGAACGTTGATTGTAAATAATCGTAAGAGATGGCGATATGTGGGTGTGCTTCACGAATATATCACGTGTGTTGATAAAGAAGAAAGCTCGTATGCGATAGAAGGAAATTATTATGTGGAATCTGGGCGTGTTGGTAGTCGTAATCAAGACCCGAATAAATACATCAAAGATGCGGAAGTGTTGGAACGCGGCTATCAGGAAGAGCTCGCAAATGACGTGAATAGTGTGGTTCATGGAAATGGCGGCGGCGGCCGCTCGCTTGCCGATAGATACGCGTTTTATTGTGCGCAAAGTTGGATGGATGCTGGTCCCGCTTATATCGATAAGGCTATTGAATGGTATCTTCGCGTTCTTTCTCAAAACAACTGGAATCAGGAAAAATATTATAGTGCTTTGTGTCTAGGCAACCTTTATTACAAGAAAGGCGACAAATATAACTCACTAAAATACTATTGCGCGACGATGGAATACGACGAAGAGCGAATCGAAGGAATTGCCTCTTTAATGGAGAATCTTCGATCAGATGGAAACCATATGATGGTAAATGCGCTGTATCACAAATATAAAAATTACAATAAGTATCCGCAGAACAAATTGTTTCTTTCAACTGACAAATACAACGATATCATCGAGTATAATAATTCGATATCAGCATTTTACATATCAGACAAACGAAGTGGATATGAATGTTGTAAGACGATACTTCGACATAATATTATGCCGTTTCATTACATGTCATCAACATATAGCAACTTCGTATTTTATCGTAATTTTTTCGAAGAGGAAAGTTATCCTGAATTGTTGCGATTATTTTTTGTCGTTGATCATTTTCTCTCGATCATCGCATCCAAAAATGACTCCTTCAACGATGATGATATCGAAACATGGAACCGCTTATTCGTCAAGGTAAAAGACTCGCTTATTGCTCCATGTGAAATCACCACAACTGCAACCACGACGAAACCCGACGATGTTCTTGACAAAGCATGTGATGTGTTTCATTTGTCGCGTTCGGTAGAAAAGTTGGCGTATCTTGACAGAAATATACCAGCGATTCAAATGAATGAAGCATTACGAAACATCACCATATTACGTAATCGAATCTCTCCGCGAGTGATAATTACATTCACCACATGTAAGCGCCTGGATTTATTTCAGCAAACTGTAAATTCGATTTTAAACATGTGGTCGGATATTCATAAAGTTGATTACTGGTTTTGTGTAGATGATAATTCGAGTGAAACCGATCGAGAACAAATGAAGACGCTCTATCCATGGATCGATTATTATATGAAAGGACCGTCTGAAAAGGGTCATCGTCCGAGTATGAAAATCATATGGAATAAACTTAACGAGTTGCGGCCGGATTATTGGATACATATGGAAGATGATTTTCTTTTTCATACACCGGGTAGTTATATTGACAAAGCAACGCAAATGATGACTGATGCGCGAAATTCGGGTTATAATGTCCGACAAATATTATACAATCGTAACTATGGAGAGACAATCCAAGATTATAAGATACAAGGTCATCGTATGTTACGACGTATGAGGCATGAGGTGGCACTTCATCAACATAAACATGTTGGAGAAGATGTCGGTTATAAAAACTGTCATTATTGGCCACATTACAGTTTCAGACCGTCAATTATTGATGTTGATGCGATTCTTACTGTTGGGAATTATGATACACCGAACCAGTTCTTTGAAATGGATTACGCGAATAAATGGACCCAACTTGGGTTTATATCTGGATTTTATAATCATATTACAAATCGACATATCGGACGTCTTACGTCAGAAAGAAACGATAAAACGCAGCCGAATGCGTATGAACTGAATGACGAAAGTCAGTTTATCGCACCGATCGTGACTTCTACTACACCTGATGCGAATCTCTCCGATACGCCGCCCCCTTTATCTGTTATTCATAATGAAGATCCTGGTCAAACAAAATCGAAAAAATACATTTCGTCACTTCCATTCGATGACGGATTTGGCGCACAATACCAGCGATTTATTTGGACATGTATTTACGCAGAGGAATACGAAGACGCTGTTTTTGTATATAAAAGCCCTATTAAAATCGCACATAACTATACTGCAGAACCGCGGTTTATCGAAAAGATGGAAAATATTATGAATATGAAACCACACTATACAAATCATAAAGACATATGTTACGAAACCGGAGTGACAATTATTACACCAGAGTTTTATGACGTATTCAACTACGTTGAAAAAAATATCGACGCATGCATGAAGAGTAAAAGTATGATAAGGATTAAAGAACATTATTGGGAAAATAAAAATCGTAGTGATGAACGAAAACGATTATTTCGTATAGGATCTTCATCATCCGATCACGTCTATACACATCATCTAGCATTACATATACGACGACCTAATTGTGATGATACTCGACCCAACAGTGGTGGAGAATATACAAATGACTATTATATTCAGACTCTTTTAAAAATACGCGGTACTTATTTAAAATATGATGCGAATAATAAGATCCAGTTTCATATCTATTCGCAGGGCAAGCCAGAGAATTTTACAAATATATGTGGTCATCCAATCATAGGAAAGGACGTTATGATACATCTTGATGATAATACAGAAGATACATTTGTTGGTATGACGGTGGCAGATATCCTAGTTACATCCGCAAGCTCATATAGTTATACTGCTGCATTTTTGAGTCACGGTGATATATATTATACCGACTTTTGGCATAAACCATGTAGTTGGTGGAATAAGTTAGACAAATCGGTTTGAAATCATTTTATTCTAACATAATTATAACAGTATATAATACCTGCGAATATGAATCAAAGACTAGAAACGCATGATGATAATTACGGTGATTCTGATTTTTTAGCATATCGTGATATCGCAATCGATGATTTTCGAAAAAGTAAAAAAGAGTCCAAAATTCAAATTATTAAAAAGATGATTGAGCTTCGTCATAACGTGAAATACAATAAACATTTACTATCGGTTTATTTAAAGGCTAAATCGTTATTTGATAATATGGTAGACGAGCATCGTTCTCAAATCACATATTTAGAGGAAATCTATCATCACATCAATAACATGATTCGTGAAAACCATTCCAGACGTAAAAGTAACATAATGACCGAACTGTTAAAAGATAAAAAGCGTATCGGCATGTTACTAAAAAATATGCGAAATAGTTATGAAAAATTAACAAACGTATATACTGTTCTTGATGTAACAGTTCAAAAAATGAACGAAATGATTGTTTCGTTGGAAGAAGCAGAAGCAGAAAACGATGCCGATACCGATGCCGATACCGATGCCGATGCCGATGCCGAACCCGGTTCAGAATTCGATTTAGAATTGGACGAAAACGAACAAGAATACGTCGAAAATTATAATAACGACAACGAATACGACGACGAATACGAAGACGAAGACGAAGACGAAGACGAAGACGATGACGAAGACGATGACGAAGACGAAGACGAAGACGAATACGAAGACGAAGACGAAGACGAATACGAAGACGAAGACGAAGACGAAGACGACGACGAATACGAAGACGACAAAGACGAATACGAAGACGAAGACGAGGACGACGAGGAAAACGCGGAAGATGATATACAACTCAATAGACAAACAAAATTACATGATATTGAAAACGAAGACGATGACCCAGAACTTGAAACAACAGATCCCCAAGAGCGATTTATAATGGTATTCTAAGCGATTGATATTCACGTTTTAGAAGAAACGTATACATTTTCGTCGAATGTGAAAACCGGCGTCGGATTATCCATTTCCGACACAAACGCTGAAATATACGTAACCAAAACGTTTTATAGATCGCAACCATTTCGTCACCAGGTTGTAATGTGAGTGGCTCTATAATTTCAATAGTAGCATTATAAAATTTTGAAAGAATCACCGTTGTTTCACACAAAGGTGATGAAAAGTCAAATGTGTATAAACAAATATAATGGTCTTTTATTTCAGGCGAACTTGTATCCAAATCGAAACCATGAATAATCGGATTAAATTTTTGACATAGTCCTATTTCATATCTAGTCATATACGAATACGAATACGAATACGAATGTTGAATAATTACAAATATAAATCAATTTACTATGTTTGGAATTATTATATTCTTAAAATATATATTATCATCCGTGACTTTTTAATATATATTATGTCATCGTTCATTAGCAAGTTATTTAATACACCTTTTTTACAAAACAAGTTTGTATTGTATGCGAGCTTATTTGTCGTTTTAATAACAGTTGTACGTCATCTCTCAAACCGTAACACGAATGCGGTCGTTCTTATGGCATTAATCGGCCTTGTTAGCTCTTACTTTAGTAAAAATATGATTATTGTTTTATTGACAGCATTTTTTACAGTTTTTGTTCTCGAAGTGCTTGGTTATCAAGGAGTTATGGAAGGAATGGAGAGCAAGAAAAAGGACGGAGAAGGCGAAACAGAGACAGAACAAGAAGCCGATGCTGATGCTGGTGCCGATGCCGATGCTGATGCTGATACCGATGCCGATGCTGAAACTAAATCAAAAGAAACAAAAACGGAGAAGATGGAAGGTAATCGAACATTACACTCTAAGAAGGAGCCGATGAAGAAGAACAAACAGGGTATGGCATCTTTATCTCCCGCAAGCTATGACGGTAAAGACCACGATGATGACGGTGAAAATGCGCATGGCGCAAAGGAAGCAAATCGTATTGACTATGCTTCCACTTTGGAACAAGCATATGATAATATTGAAAACATAATCGGTGAGGATGGCGTCCGAGGTTTGACCGACCAAACAAAATCTCTCATGAACCAACAAAAGGAACTCATGAATAACATGAAAGAAATGGGTCCTCTCTTGAAATCCGCGGAAGGTTTTATGGAACAACTCACTGGAAATGGAGGAATTAGAGGAATCACAGAAATGTTGAAGGGCTTCGCGACACCCGGCGGCAAAAAGAAATAATAGTTTAATGATAGTGTCGTTCTTTCATACGATCTTGAACTGTCCAGGTAAAATATACAAAAGGTTCGCCTATATATAAACAATCCGTATATTGTAATGCTCTTTTCCAATAATCCCAGTCTTCCTCTCGTGGAACAATATGTTGTTTTCCGGTTTTTTTTACAATAGAGTGGTGTATAATAACAGAAGAATTCGCAATATGGTTATTTTTTATCACCATTTCTAGGTTCAATATTTTATTTTTATAATCATCATATGATGGTGTTATGTTAAAATCCAATTTATCCATACTGATAGATCTATGATTAATCATATACATGTTCGTAGTTGAAAACAATATGTTGTTGTATTCTTTCATGGCCGCCAACTGTTTTTCAATTTTTGTTTCAATATAGAAATCGTCGTCATCTAGAAAAGCAATCCATTCCCCCTTTGCTATTTCTAATCCATGGTTACGTGTCATTCCCTGTGCCGCAGATACATTATATTTCACGCGCATATTGACTGGTAAATGAATAATGGTCGTCTTTTCATACTTTTCAAGCTGACCCGAATAATATCTTTGGTCAGTTGAACAATCGTTGATGACAATAATTTCTACATTTTTATATGTATTCGCTAGCACACTTCGAATACTATGATTTAGCAGTTCGTAACGATTATAGGTCGGTATAATGACGCTTACCATTCCTTGTATGAATTCATTCGATGCTTGTTCTGTCATAATGTAGCTTAGCTAATACTGGAATATTATAATGCGGCTTTATATCATAATACAAAAAAATAAATAAAACTATATAATAATAACAACAATTTTCGCGGTTGGTATTATTGTTTATTTGTAATATGGTTCGTAAATGTCCGCCTGGTGTTTTTTGTTTTGAAAATGTCACGTTGGTGATATTTGCGATTATTATGGTAGTTATTGCTATTTATGCGCATTCATATTTTTTTGGTAATGCCCGCCACCCACATGGTCACGGTCATGGGCATGGTCATGGTCATGGTTATGGTCATCACGGGCCTGTATTAGTCGCATCTACTGACCCATTATCGGATTCATTAGATTTTGGAATTGGCGGACCATCATCTAACCAAGATGTATTATTAAATCCATATGTTCCGCCTCTTCGAGACAATTCGGTAGGTGCAACCCGCCCAATTTATGATATTCGTGGTGGCGTTGAAACAATACATTATGGTGGTATGGATACCTACGGCGGTGGCATGGGTAGCGGTGGTGGTATGGGTAGCGGTGGTGGTGTTCGTGTAAATGTTCCAACACGTTCGGTTGATACTACATATCGCCAAGTCGGTATCCTGACTCGCAACGGAAATGGCGGCAACGGCAGCGTTCCGTCATCAACTTCATCGCAAGAAACAATACTTCCTTTGATTGGCCGCCCCCTATTCACAAACCGCGATAAATGGCAGTTTTATACACTCAGCGATAAAAACAACGCAATCAAGTTACCGATTACAGTAAATGGTAAAAGCGGCACAAATGAATATGGATGTAACAACGTAAGCACCGGCGATATTGTATATGTCGAAGGATATAACGACTCATTCCGCGTGACAGCATACGATAGTGCGTCGCTTCGTTATTTGCCATTTTAGTTGTTGTGTCTATTGTATATTAGAAAGTACCTTTGCTGCGGCTGTTGCCGCTGCGGCTGCTGCTATTTCTGCGGCAAGTTTTCTATGTTCCACTTCTTTTTCGTATTCTTCCGCTTTTGTTCTTTCTTTCTCTTCCAGTTTTGCCATATCTTCATTTGGATTTGTTGGAACAGTAGCCGCCTCACCCTTACCGTCTGCTTTTACCGGAGAAACTGCGGTTGCGCCTTCTTTGGTAGGAGACTGCGACTCGGTGCCAGTCTGTGCGTTCGCATTCACTCCACCCGCATTCGTCTCTGCGTTGGTTTCAGAATTCGTATTACTATTCGGAGACTGGCCTTCACTATCATTTTCTTTGCTTTCACTTGATCCAGTCTCTCCTATTTTCGATAATTTTTTTCCAAACCCACCCATGTTACTCGCGTTATCGAGTGTTTCCGTTTTTTTTGTAACGATTTTTCCATCTTCTTCATATGTCTGTATGCGAGCGAGCTCAAATATAGATGGCGTAACACCATCAAACCGTAAGCAATCGCCATTAGACCCTCCCGGACCATGTCCTAATAAACTCATTAGCTTGGAGAATTCTTTTGTAACCCGAGGTGGAATATTACCTTTCTTATCATCAAAAAACGTCTGCAACTGCGTGAATCCATATAATCTCTCAGATCCGCTAATTTTATATGAAAAACCGAAGACCTTTTCTTTAAAATCATCGTATCCATCGGATTTCGCAAATTCAGGATTTTGTAATAACGAAGTCAGCTTGCGTAGAATATCATACGCTGATTGTTTGCTGCTGTCATTTTCATTTTCAAGGCTTAAACGCATCTTCTCGAGAGATTTTTTGAGTGTCTGGATCGATACAACTTTGCAACCGATACCCAAATTGACAATATACGTATTTGATTCATCAACTACTACCTTTACTTCTGGGTCTTTGTTAGTTCCACTAGCGACCTTTTGAGCGTCTTTCTTCAATTCTTCCTGTGTCATCGGTGCGATTTGTAGCCTGAACTCCGAGAGATCAATCTTATTGTCCCGGTCAAGTTTTGTTAATACCGCCATCGTATTGATTGAATCTGGTTTGGCATCTGGTCCTTTTCCTGTAATCTTATACAAACGTTTTGAATCAGATAATGGTGGAATCGGCGCCGCGTTTGGATCATCTTGTAGTAATCGCACCTTAATCGATGTATCATTTGAATCCTTTAATATTTGCCCCTTTTCACCTGTATAAATAAATAGACCAGGATCGCTATTGCCATATAATTCGCTATTTGCGATACCAACAACGTCGTTTGCTTTTAAGTATAATTTTTGTTTATTTTCGCTTATATTTTTAATATTTTGTGTAAATTTACCGTATAAAATACGGCGTAGGTCGAAAATATTGGTATCATTCTTGTTGATTGCCTTGTCTCCTGATTTAAGATGAATTTGAACATAATATGGCAAACCTTTTTGAATTAAAAAGCTTACGAGTTCATATACCTTTGCTACATCATTACATTCACGTTCTTCCATACCAATAGAAACATCTCCTTCGATTTCGGGGCCTAATCGAAATGGTGGGTTATTCGATTTCGTGGAAGATGAAGTGTTTTTATTGTCATTCGATGACGTTGTGTTTGAAGTAACAGTGGAGTTGAATGACGATTCCGCCGAACTTGTTTGAGAATTCGTATTTGTCGGATCATTCGATTTACCACGAACATCATTATTACTATCATTTTTCAGAAGTTGTTCCTTTGAAAACTGTTGTTGTTGTTTCAAAACGATTTCAACTGCTGCTGTTGCGGCCGCAGTCACCGCTACTTGTAACATTTCGGGCGAAATTTCACCACCACCTACCTGTCGGCGCTTATTTCGTTTATCCCTTCGTAATTTCCGATATTTTTGTTTGATTTCACGTATTTCGTCATCAGAAACATATTTTTTCAACGTGCGATTCACTACTTTTGGTGTGTTTTTTGTGATTATACTTCCACTTCTACGATGACGACTTTGTCTAAATGTGGATCTTCGTGCCGATGCCTTATGCTGTTTTTTCCATCTTCGAACACTTTGATGTTGTTGCTTACGTATCTTTCGTATTCTATTTCGTGATAATTTCATCCAGTTCCATATACATAATTTATATATAATATTATATATAGAAATACACACATTACGTAAAAGATAAATATGAGTAGAGATGCGCCAGTTAATTTAACATCCGATATTATGCGTAAAGAAGACCGTCAATGTTCATCAACATGTAACTATTCGTATCAATACAACACAAGCACATGTAATGTGTTTCATAAAGGATCTTATTTGCGTATTCCATATGATAGCGGCAGCGGCGGAATTTATCCAGCAAGATACAACGGGGTTGATTACAAAGTTGAGCATATCCATATTCATCAACCATCATTACATCGTTACGATGGCGCACTAGCAGACGCAGAAATACTTGCGTATCATTCAAGCGCAGACGGTCGAAACTTGATCGTAAGTATCCCTATCAATATTGGAAATGGGAGTGGTCGTCAAAGTTCTGATATCATGAATACAATATTACAGAATTTACCTAGTCGGTCTAGCAGTGGAGGCAAATATATTTCTGATGTGAATAACTTCAATTTAGGCAACCTAATACCAAAAGAGGGGTTTTTTACGTATGTTGGCCGGCATTTATTACCACAGCACACAGGGGTATATAACTATATCGTTTATCACAAGAAGGACGCGATTTTGGTCTTTCGCGATTCGTTGGCGAGTTTAACCGACTCATCGAGAGATTCTGCGATCACCAAGACAGGGCCTATCAGCGAAAATAGAATGCCGAAAAACATGTATTATTACAATAAACGCGGCGCCAACAACGCCAAAGGAAATGGTGATATTTATATCAAATGTAATCCAACTGGTGAAGACGGAACAGTTTTATATCAACAATCTGCGAATAATGGTGAGCTCGGAAGTTTGGCCGAGTTGGATTTAAATAAATTTGGTTTAAATTGGGAAACCATTTTACAAAATGACATTTTTCGAACGCTGATCGGGACGCTTGTTGGTCTCATTATCGCAGCAATTTTATTCTATATGTTCCGGTTTATTTTTAATCGCATCGGCAATCGTGTTAGTGGCGCAGGTGAAGTAGTTGGTCAAAGCGGCGGCGGCGTGGGTCGCGGACCTTTGAATAACTTCGAAACTTATTGGTAATTTGTCGTTGATACATATTCAATAGGGTATGATTATGCATCAATGTTATTACGACGGCATTGGTGTGTCTGTGTGTTAGATCGGGCCAGTATAGTCGGGTTCAACCGCGCCATGAAGCTCTCCAAGAACCGGTTGGAATGAACCGCCGTCCGAGAGACCGCTATTTTCATCATTCGGAGAGATCACCACTAAGCTATCCACAAGCTCCTCTTCGAGTGTCTTCACCGGCGCAGGGTTCATCGCAGTCATAATTTCTTGCTTCTTCTGTTCAGTTGGAGAAAATGTCTCAATACCATAAACACCGGTCACGCGGCTGGACCTACGAATAAATTCATAAGCAGCCAAAAAGCCTAAAATACCGACAACTGGATTTGTGCTTAAAAAGAGCGTAATCGCGAGAATAACGACGATGACTTGACCAGTTGTGCTTTCAGCGTATTCGGCAAGCGCAGGAGGAACAGACGGCGTGAAAACGATATACAAAATCAAAAGAACGAAAATCACCATTTCATGTTGCTTCTCTTCACGCATCAACGTGCGAAAGGTATCCATTTGCTTATTATATATAAAAGAGATAGAATGTTATTATTAGTATAGAATATATTATTCTAAAACTAATATCATATAGAATTGAAATCTCTCGAACATTCTATTTTATAACTACACCCATCGGACAAAATATGGCCGTTGTTGTTTCTGCGTCTGCGGCTGCGGCTGTCTCGTATTATGGACCTCGTGGATATACGCTTCTCAAAGATTGTATGGACGCTGATGATTTGAAATTGCTGAGAGATGAACTCACGGTTGGCGCGTATGTTCCTAAAGCACCAGTTCAACCCCCTAAATTTCCGATTTACCGCGAATGCTCAAAAAAGATATATATTCCGCGGTTTTATGGAACAAAAATATATGGCCTTCCCGAAGAAACGCGAATCCCACCAGGCAGCAGCGTAAGTGAATCTCTCGTATTCGCCGGAGAGATGCGTGAATATCAGAATGTAATCGTGGATAAATATATTCATCAGGTAACACGGCCCGAAAATGCGGGAATGGGAGGGGGCGGGTTGCTTGATGTTGATCCAGGAAAAGGAAAAACAGTCATGGCTCTAAATATAATCTCTCGACTTCGAATGAAAACACTCGTTATCGTTCATAAAAGTTTCCTTTTGAATCAGTGGATCGAGAGAATTCAGCAGTTCTTACCCGCAGCGCGTGTCGGAATGATACAAGGACAAATTGTGGATATCGACGATAAAGATATTGTCATCGGGATGCTTCAATCACTTTCAATGAAGGAGTATCCCAGAGATTTATTCAACACGTTTGGTCTCTCTGTCTATGACGAATGTCATCACATGTCAGCAGAAGTGTTTTGTCGTTGTATGATGAAAGTCGTTACCAAATATACGTTGGGATTGTCCGGCACGATGGTGCGCAAAGACGGTCTTACGAAAGTATTCAAATATTTCCTCGGTGAAGTGGTTCATAAAGAGAAAAATGACACGACAAGCCATGCGGTGGTTGTGAAGGGAATTCAATATAAAGTGGACGACGCGGAATTCAACGAAACGGAATATGACTATCGAGGCAACCCTAAATTTAGCACGATGATTTCTAAGGTGTGTAATTACAATCGACGAAGCGAATTTATATTGGACGTTTTACAGAATGAGCTGAGGACAAACCCTGATCAACAAGTGATGATATTGGCACATAATCGGTCGTTGTTAGAGTATTTCCATGATGCGATCGAACATCGTAAAATAGCGACGGTGGGGTATTATGTTGGTGGAATGAAAGAAGCCGCGCTAAAACTGAGCGAGAGCAAAAAGGTCATTATCGCAACATACGCGATGGCGTCGGAGGGGTTGGATATTAAGACATTAACTACACTTATTATGGCTTCGCCGAAAACGGATGTTTGTCAATCGGTGGGTCGGATATTGCGTGTGAAACATGCGTCACCTCTCGTTATCGATATTATCGACCCTCAGGATGTATTCCGAAGCCAGTGGCTGAAACGCCAAACGTATTATATTAAACAAAAATACCGTATCATTATGACAGATACGGAGGGGTATTACAAGAACGCATGGACGGTGAAATACCAGCCACCTGCTGTCACGGCGAAAAACGCGAAAGCAAGCAAACTTGAAGAAGATGAAGAAGCCGCGTTGGCGGATGCCGACATTATTGAAATTGATGAAGAAACAGGAAATCTCTCGGTTACAACAGAAGTGAGCGCGAAATCTAGGATGAAATCAACCATTCCGAAGACGAATGGGAAATGCTTGATTCAGTTAGTGGAGTGAAATGGAATGGAACGGAACCAGAGTGAAATGGAATGGAACGGAACGGAACCAGAGTGAAATGGAACCAGCGTTACATCACCGGATGGCAGCTATTGTAAGCGGTATAAGGTGCTGGATTTGCTAATGCGGTCGTTGAAGGAGTTACTTCTGTTCCCGGACCTCCGATTGAATAAGCGGCATTCGCGAAATTACCGCTGTTTCCGCCTTGTTGTCGATACGTGCGACGGCCGGTTTTCGACCTTTTACAGCACTTGTGCTTACAGAACCTTGAATGACGACGAGTGCCACCAATGCTAATAATAATATCACACTTACATTTCTTACATTTCGTTACACGACGGTTACGACGATAGCTGCGACGACGCGATACGGACGCCGACGACGACGATTTTTTTCGGCGAGTAGAACCACCACTAACGCAACCCGTAGCGACTGAATTTATACCAACAGTTACTGGCGCATATGAACCGCGAGCATAGGCTGAATCTGATTCGGATACACCAGGATTAAAGGAGTGATACTGACTCATACCACCACCGCCTTGAACGAACGCTCGACCGCCTTGACCTTGATACATATTACCGGTGCCATTTTGGGGAACATCTTTACTTGACAGCGCGATACCTGAATTATGTTCAGCGAGAGGATTAGAACGCAAATATGACATTATATTCTATGATATAATGTGATATTATTACTATGATATTACGACCGGTAGTTCTTATTCGAACGTCTGCGGCAGAAAGAACGCTTCGCGCCACGAGCATACTTACAGCTTCCACGAAGCTTACTGCTGTTACACTTCTTTTGTGATTTTGACCGGCAAGGAGATGAACGCAATCGTTCTAAATACTTTGACGGGTCTTTGATTGAAAACGGTTTTACACGTTTGATTTTTTGACCGCTGATCGGTGCGGAAGGCTGAAGATTCATGTGATGGTCTTTTAACATGATTTTACGCTTGCCGCCGCCGCTAAGAGGTTCCTCAGGTTGCATATTCTGAATGATTGAATATATATACACGTAGATATTATTATTATTATTATTGTTGTTATTATTTATCACTTCTGTCAAATAAATCATCTACAATCAACTGTAACTCGATTTGTTTCGATGTCGATATAACCGGTTCTATATTCATTTTCAACTGTTCTAAATGTTCGATACGCGTAATATGGCGTCTTCCGTCCATCATAATACATGGAGTTTGAATACCATACTCACTTTCGAACGGGCGCGTCATATTTCGTACGATGTAATTGATCGCAACCGTATAGCTATATAACGATGGTGGGATCGAACCTCGCGCTGAATCCGTGAAGTTATCAATATTAAACACAAAGCCTCGCAGTATATTTTTATGCGCCCATATATGTTCAAACATTCGTCGTGAATTTTCAATTCCGTCGTCGGATATCTTGGTATAGATCCAGAATGGTGTCGCTGAATCAATCGTCGGCATATCAGATAATTTACGCGCGATATATTCATTCCCGCCAAAACGCGTTTTTTCGATGGTTAGTGTATATTCATTTACTGCGCTCACCTGACCAGGTGTTTCACACAACATCGGAATACGATATTCACGCATAAGAGAGATTGTGTGCTGTGTCGAACGATGTGACAAAGCGTAACAAGGGCGAATTGTCGGAAGTTGTCGTTTCCATTCTTGTAAAACAGGATTTTGTGATGAACGGAATATGTTATGGATTGACATAGATGTCGAGAAAACTGGCGGTTTCATAACAATAGAGCTTTGCTGCTATAATAAAGTAGTGTTTTACGTTTATGCTGATTTCATCTCATTCGACTATAATGATTTACATAACGAATCTCATGTTGTTTGGCCTGCTGCTGTGTGATAATTTCATTTTTCGTGGAGATTTCGACTGGAACCCATTTACAGAATCGTTTATGAAACCGACATAACATAATACATTCTTTCGAAAGTGTAACGTATTTATCTGGTTCTATATTCTCAAAGTCGGCCTCGTCTTCGCTTTCTTCCATCGTATCAAGCCGTTCATTTTCACTAATATTACGAAATAGTCGATTCATAAAAACACTAGCTTTAAAGCTCGGAATAAGCGCAAAGTTATGAAAAATGGGTTCTACGCTTCCGACTTTGCTGATGGTGCGTTCTCTATATGTATCTGGCATTACAAATAATTCATATATATCGTTTTGTAAATTTGGCCTCACGATAAATACCGCTTGAATATTTGTAAGCATATCATCTGATGATGGGACAAATAACTTCTTTGACATCGGATTCGGGTTCGGGTTCGGCTGGGGTGGGTTCGGCGGCGGTGGGTACGGCTGATGATGATCAGATGTGCGTCGTTGAGAAGACCGGGTGGTCGTCGTCTCTATTTTGTTGGTATCACCGATACATTCCTGGTTGTTTGCTTGAATCAAAACCTGAAATATTTGTGTATTTCGAATCGAACGATATTGTATCGAGTATATCTCATACGGAAGTTGCGACGCAATACGTTCAGCATCATGTTCCGATTTACACAAAACCGGCAAGCCAAATATTACACTATTTTCCTTCGTATAAGAAATCTGGCGAATATTATTTTGGTAAAACAATTCTTCGCATAATGCGATATGTCCAAGCCCTGAAAGAGGCGGGATAGGATTACCTTTATACCAATAAATCGTATGAATAGAAAATAACGGGGTTTCGGTGGTTTTATTACGAAACATCACGCCGCCAAAAACCGTTCCATATACGAGTTCGCGGTCAAAACAAGCATCGTATATGGTAACTTTTCCGGGACACCAACCGTTTTCTTGATAAAACTTACGAATGAACGGTCGTTCGTTGTCGTTCATCAAACCGCCTCCTCTATTTCCATTTTGTTGATGATGATCACGGCGATAATTCGGTCGCTGAATATCAATAATAACAAATATTCGATTACGTTTCCATTCCGTAGCCCACGCAATACATCGTTTTCCTTTTGGAAGAATAAAATATGTATAATTGGTTTGATCCTTCACCGCGGCATATTGTGTGTCGTTCTTATGAATAGACACTTCATAAGAAAGTCTCGTAGACGGAAAATTCGATAATAATGAATCGGAATCATTCTGATGTAATACACGTGTTGTTGGTTGATTCTGACGGTAGGCGAACGTGTTATTGTGACGTGAATTATGTTGAGCTAACATTCGTCTGATGACTGCTGCGTATATGTATATATACAGTTGCCTTTAACTCGTTTCATAACTTGCTCGAAATAATGACTCCGTATTTGATTTTGATTTCAATCCGATACCTCGTAAAAATGCTTTCAGATCAGTTTTCATACTATTGTGATCATCATTCGGTGGTTGTATATTTCCCGGTGGGTCATTATAATTTTTCGGCAAGAGTCCAACTTCTGTTCGCTCACCACTAATCCCCCCGACCACCGTTTCGGAGCCATCTCCTCCTAAATTTCGACCCTTTTGGGAAAGGTTATCCTTGTCTAAATTCTTATTTATTGTATCAAATAATGACTTATATTTTTGTTTTGGGCAATGGATCAGATCTTTTACCTTTGGCGCAGTAAGCGTTGTCTCAAAATAGATGTACAAATAATGTATAACTACAATTAAACTAATAGAAAAAAGAATATTTTGAATTAACCACAACATTACGAATAGTATATATTGTATTCATGTGTATATTACGAACATAATTTGAAGCGATCGATAAACGATATTATATCATCTTTACACGTTTTTGTGATTTTTTCCTTGGATTTTCCGATAATACCGTTTTCTGTGATGAAATAAAAATCAAGCACTTCGGTTTCGGTTTCATTCATAATGAAAACAAATGAATTCAACGATTTTGGATGAAGTTTTACAACTATTTTCGTGTGTTGAATGAGGGTATGATTCGGAGAAATATACGAACCGCTAATAGTTGTAGTATCTGGTTCTACATTTCGGTTCGTCAATTTATAATAACTTTCATCAACAAGTAACGGGACAACGAATGATTTATCTTGTTTTCCGGATTCGTCATTCGATATGACGATTGTAGTGACTTCTCCATCAACTGGAATTCTTTCCAAGAGACATGGATTTACGACTTCGCGATTCATGATGTCGTTGTTTCTTGGTCGCGGCGCATACACGATTTCATAGATTGCGTCTTCGCTGATAATCAGCGTCTCGTATTTTTTAGATACAAAAAAAAGTTCAGTTCCTTTTGGGCGAAGACGACCTTTTTCAATAATATTGTGTATCTTTGAATACATCTGATTCATTTCTTCTAATGTCGTATCAAGTAGAAAAATACGTGGTTCTGTTTGTTGATGTGTTTGTATGGAATGAGTAATCGTCTGGTTGCGATAAATTGTGCTTAATCCAGATATCATCGTTGCTTGACGCGCATTTTGATTTTTTCTTTGACTTCGGAACGTGCTCGTCATCGTATGTATATACCGCGTGATGTATGTTTATATCACATCTATATGGTGGATAAACAATATAGAAATATATCAATAGTATAATACACCTACGGCATTAACATCATCCTTATCATCATCCATGAGTACGACCAAAGGAGAGTCAAAAAAATACAAAAAGAGTGCTACTACGATTGTTATTGTTTCAAAAACAGGAACACTTTCAGAAGCGGTGGTTGAACCAGAAAATGAAACCACGTTGGAAGAATTAACGATATTACTATCCAAAAAATGCGGCTATCGTAACCATAATGGATTCAGTTGTTACCATACCTATAAATACAAAAATAAGAAGAAATTCACTTTTAATATGGATAATGAAGATGTCATTCCAAAATATATTTATGTCGATGTTTGGGCGAAAACCGACGGACGTGCCGGGAATGAAAATAAATATGAGATGCCGCCTCCGGTTGATGAGATTATCTATTATGGAAATATTGCTTTGGTTGCGCGTATGGACAGCGAACATGCGGTTAATTTGACTACCACAATATGGAATGTTATTTATGAGCGATTATTTGGAGGGTTTGAAGACCTTGCCGCAACAGCAGTTGAAGATGAAAATGAAATTGACGAATTGGACCTTGTGCCTGCTTATAAAAAAACAATCAACGGTTATTTGAAAGATGGGTTTGTCGTGGATGATGATAGTGAAGATCGTTGGAATAAGTCACGAAAATCCAAAAAAGGCAGCGGAAAGAAAAACAAGTCAGAATCGACTGAAAGCGAATTCATTACAGAAACTGATACTGAATCACAAACACCGCCATCTGATTCTCTAAATGATTCAGATGCCGACACACATGCAGAGGCGGTTGCTGACGGCGACGGCGACGTCGATATCGATCCGGACGAAGTCGAAACAATTTCGAAAAAAAAGATCGCGAAATCAACATCAACTAAGAAGCCGGTTGGAACAATTAAAAAATCAGCGTCTGCGTCTGCGTCTGCGTCTGGTTCGGCACATACAGGCCTATCATCAACTAAGTCTAAAAAAACAAAAAAGGGTGTGGAAGAGCCTCCGACGGAACAAGAAAATGAAAAGGAATTAAGCGAGGAGGAATATATGTAAAAAATTGAATAAAGAAATCTATTCTATTTTATACAATAGACCATGTCAAATATTGAAAGTATTGAGTATCCTGACCAGTTCCGCGCTGAAATCCGAAAGCGGATTACGAGTATTTTGACGAATGGTGAGGCGCAAACATGTCATGACATCGATACAATATCCACGAATATCGAAAAAGGAATATTCAACTGGACGATTCAACACGCATCAAAGAACAACATCGTGAAAAAATGGTCAAACACGTTCTTCGTGACGCTGTATATTGACCGTTTGCGTTCGGTGTATATTAATTTGAAGAAACCAGACGTATCTAGTGCGGTTCTTTCTGGTAATATCAAATCACACGAAATCGCGTTTATGACGCATCAAGAGATTTGTCCTGAAAAATGGAAAAAGTTGATCGAAGACAAGAAAATACGTGACAAACAAAAATATGAACCAAATATTGAAGCATCTACTGATAATTTCACATGCAACAAATGTAAATCTAAGAAATGCACATACTACCAGCTTCAAACCCGGTCGGCCGATGAACCGATGACAACATTCGTCACATGCCTTGAATGTGGAAAACGCTGGAAATGTTAACACACATAATGGGGTAAAAATATAATAAATGTATAATACAAAGGTATAGTAAAAAGATGTCAGATCATTTTTTTACTACTTTCACAAACTATTTCAAATGCTGTTTGTGCCGCGACGGCTGTTGTTTTATTACAAAAGATATCGGATATGAAAATATCCGGTCAGCCAGCGGCTTTGACAGAAGCGGTAGCAGCAACAGTATAAGCGGTGATGATGGTAGTCCATATTCATTTGATGACATTTCAAATCCGCGATCACCGATGACAAATTCGTCATCCAATTCATCAATAGATAGTTTCTATACACGAACCAAGTACAGACCTAATTTTGGTATAATACCCAAAAATTATTATATCGACTAGTAAAAACAATTATCCAAACTCGGTTCATCAGTGCATCATCAGTCATTTTACAAATATCACGATAGCTGGCAACATGTCAATAAAAAATAACCTGACACTTCAAGACAACTATTGGAACTATTATGAAGCCGACGCGGTAGAACGAGCATATATTACCCAGGCACTTCGAGAGATTACAGGTGACCCAGAATTCATCTTTGATAATTATTGAGATCGCCTTGTGTGTGTGTGTGGAATGGTCATTACAATATCTCTAAATCTTGAACACGCCAGTATTCGGAACCACCATTAGGTAAAGGACGGCGAATGATGAATGGTGTTTTCTTTTGTTCGAGCTCTTTCACCGCAATCAAATACCCATCTATAACTGTCGAGTCAATTTTAATAAATGCTGGCGATCCTTCATTCAGTTGTTTGGCCCGCTGCCCCAATATCCTTGTTTTTTCGTATTTCGTCATAATCGGGATCGTACGATGTAAATCATCCACGATTACACCAGCACTATTTCGGACAACTCGCGCAAGAGTTTGAATTTCATCGTAATTATGAGACATCGATTCCGGATGATATGTATCGATATAGCTTTCATGAACACTTTGTGTCAGTTTCTGAAAATATTCGCTGCTATCTCGATCATCGTCCGAGCTTTCGTCCTCATCGTCATCATCAAACTGGATACCATGAGGAACCCCCAGTAACGTCATATCATCTTCCATATTTTTTTTACGACCAGGTACCGATGACGTTGCTGAGCGTTTTTTCTTGTTTTTCGCCGCGGCTGATCCTCTTGCTACATCATCATCAGCATCTCCTTCTTGCGCACCTTCATCACCACTATCCGATGCTGCGCCTCCCTCTTCGTTTTCGTCACTATCATCACCACCTGATGTAAGTGTTCCAGTTGTGGATTCATCATCGTCACTTTCGTTTATTTCTGAGCCGGCGTCGCTCGACTCAACATCAGATTCTTCTTCTTGAATATTCGGGGTCTCTTCATTTTCGGAATCGACGTCGGCTGATTCCGCACGCGTCTGTTTTTTTGGCAAACTCGGTATTCCACTTGACATCATAAAGTGTATATATATATATTAATCACACTTTATTATGTTTCAATTTATTGCTGTTCGGTATTCCATACTTTATCGCACTTTGCGCATAAATAAACATACCGGAGGTTTGTATCATCGTATCTCACATAAATGATTTCGTTTTTCGATTTTTTTTCTCCTCCATCGCTCCCTGACGCCGACGTATTACTGGGACATTCATCATTTGGACAACGTATCGTGTGAATACGAGGCAACGTCGGATCGTATTTTGTATATTTATTCACGACCTGAGAGAATGACTGTTGTGTAGTAGTGTGTTTTATATTCACCTTTGAAACACAAATGTTTTCCGCCGCAATCGTATTGTCGATATTCCCGCAGTTCCGACAGTAATACTGGAGTTCGTTTTCAGGAGTAATACTGATATAATACATGTTGGCGCATACAGAACAGAAATGCATTTGCTTCCCTTAATTATCGATAATCGACTATATTGTATACATATACATTTATTTAATTTCAATTTAAGGCAGCTGGTCGACATTATAATACTTACCTTACACACGTCAAAACGTTATGGCTGGGCTCGGCTGGGCTGGGCTGGACCAACCATATCAACTACACTTTTATATTCATGCATAACTAGATCATAAGCAACGGCTGTATGAATACCGCCATACAATCCAATATATATAGATTTACGTTCAGGGTATTGTTTCAAACGTTCGGCCAGAATCTCTCGTATTCGTTCTTTATTCTCTCGAAACGTTGTAATCATAAACTCTTTAAAATCGGCCACAAGTGGCGGCTCGATGCTGACGTGTGTTGTCAGCTCCTTCAATAACGTCAAACATGCAAATTTATAATTATAATACTCAACCATTTGGTGATATTTTATGAAATCGCTGTGTTCTTTTCGAATACCTGGCTCATGAAGAAGCGGTTCTTTATCTAATAACGATTGAAATGTCATTAAAACCGAGCGAATATTCTGACAACCGGACCATTGCTCGCCCCGCCACGTATTCACAATAGAAACACATACTTTCTTGTTGGCGTAAAAATTCGGATGAAACCGTATATTTCCGGTATTTGTTATGAAACTAACCGCGGGTGGTGAATGTGGATAATTCGTAGGAAACTTAAAGACATAGAAATAATATCCGCCGAAATAGAGTGTATCTTCTGGGCCAACAATACACGCATATCCAGTAAGCATATCTGTCTCACTATGACGGTACATGATACCGCATTCGCGCAACATTGGATCAGTCATTACATCACGAATATCGCGAAGTAGGCGCGTGACTGTTTCTTTGGGTATCACGACTTTGGTGGTGGTGGTTTCGTCTGTCATTTTGTGTGTGTGGCGTAATTTACAGTAATCACCATGATTGTTTTTATGTATTTTTATGCACACGCATCTTCGATTTGTTTTTGGTCCTTTTCGATAGTAACTTGTTTTGCTACTTTCCGTATAACCTTATCGATATTCCCGCCTTTCTCTCCGTCTGTTACGATCTTAGACAACCTGATATATTTATCATTCTCTCGGGTGTGACTATTTAAACACCGCGGATTGGCCTTTGCCCATTCGTTGACTAGGACTACATTTTTATGTTCAACCGCTAGAACCGCATTTGTCATTTTCGCATGATCAGGGCCATCACGCTCCCATTGGTTGTTCTCTTTCACATACAAGGTTTCGCGTTTCACGTCGCTGCAATGGACCGGTCGTTTATATACATCCGTTTTCTGGAGATTGTCAATCAATATATTCGACATTCCCTCGACATAGCCAAGCCTACCGACATTTTCCAGGTCGGTCATGTTCAACTGAATAGAATCCACAAAATCCTTCATGTTCATCGCATCTTTACACTTTTCATTCAGAAACATATTCATGTTGAATGTCTTGTTGTTACTGTTAGTCATAGTATTAGTCGTATTGTTGTTGAATGTGTTATGGTCGCCGTTTACTGCGATTCCACTAGGAATATGTGCGTGTAACGATGATTGAGTCTCTTCATTATTGTTACTCGAAATTTCTATTATTTTATTCTGTAACTGAGAACTCGTCATCATCATCATCAACATATCCTTCATACATTTTGTTGTATGAACAATCGTATTTTGAAGATCGCTAACACTTACTTTTATATTATCTTCCGATATTGTTGATTGTGAATCGTTGTTGTTATTTTTCATTTCTTGAATCAACCCCACTAACTTATCGAATTCGTCGCGTGTGACCATCGTTTGCTGTTGTTGTTGATTTGTTGGGATTTTCGAACATACTTTCTTATGACGACTTAACGCAGAAAGGTGAGCGTATTGTTTATTACAATATTTACAAATATTATTACTCATTTTTTCTTTACACGGTATTATGGGGTATGGTAACACCTCCTCATTTTTTACCATCGTTTTATGTTTCTGTGTGGAAAGATGCGCTTCATAGTTACTTTTATAACAGCATTTGAAGTCACAAATTAAGCACTCGTAAAAACACTCATTTTTTTTACCATTTAATGACTCACTCATTTTTTTTACCATTTTTTTACCTTTGTCCTAAAATATGTCCATAAAATATACCACCAAAATGGACGCGGTCGCCGACCCCCAAAAAAAGTTCAGTCACAGTTTTTTAGGGTCAAAAACACGTTTTGAGAGCATAATGGTCACAAACCCGTTTTTTTGATGTTTCGCATTTCGTGTTTAAAATTGACGACGCGAAAAGGGCAAAATGGACATTTTTTGGACGGCCCAAAAATGTCCAAAATTAGGGGGGCTAAATTGGACATTTTTTAATTGGATTATTTGGTTTTGAACGAAATATTTTCGGCGGTTTTGTTGTCGAAACATGAATTCCCGATTCCCAAGAATCCAAACTTTACAAATTACTCATTTTGAACGGAATATTTTTGGCTGAAAAGAGTGAATTCCGAAGGAATCCGGTTCTATGAACGAGGATAATTTCAAAATACATATGATACCGCAGCCTCCCATACCTGACACACACACACACCTCTCACCATCATACAATCGCGTTTAATCGCCACACGACATATCATCACAAAATAACCCCGAACACCCCACCCAATCCTAAACGCTCACATCGCGGTATAATTCGTTGTTTCCAAAAGTCCCGCACCGCATGCTACCACATGAACCAACCCAGAAAAGCATCCCCCTTTTTCGCCTATTTTTTAGAATCCCAATTTAAAGGGACCATTTTTGGGGGATCAGATTTAGAGATAAAACCTTTGGAATATATAGACCGGAGGTTTTACATTTTTCAATTCATATCTTGAAACAAAATTGAATCTTGTCCCTACCAAATTAGTTTTTACAAGAGACACGATACCCCACGAAGAACTTTTAATGACAACAACCGATGTGAATACTACGGCGTCATATCAATCGCTTTGTGCTGGTATGACCTATGAACAATTTATGAAACACCACATTTCAAAACCAGGCGAAGCTTATACGCATACAAGGATTGGCGACAAGACGCTGAATGTTCATGGCGGTGTTTATACGATTCCGCCAGCGATCTTGCCCGTGTTTTGGAAGAAATATTATACACATGTATTCGAAAATGGAAAGCAGGAATTCCTCACAGAAAAACAGAATCCAGAACGAGGAATCATTACGGTGGATTTTGATTTCAGGTATGATACCAGTATTACCAAACGCCAACATTCAAAAGAACACGTTTTGGATATGATTCAGTCTTATATCCAAACGATGGAAACATTAGTAGAAATTCCTACCGATGCCCAAATTCCTATTTACATCTTTGAAAAGAGTGACGTGAATCAGTTGGATGATGTTACCAAAGATGGAATCCATATGATTATTGGCGCAAATGTAGATCGGCCGATCCAGCGCATGTTACGTTCGCGAATGCTGAAAGAGCTCCCCGAAATATGGACAGACCTACCGATCACAAACACGTGGAATGACGTTCTTGACGAAGGAATCTCACGCGGCCACACAAACTGGCAGTTATACGGATCGCGAAAGCCAGGACATAAAGCCTACATGTTGAAGTATCATTTCGTTATGATACGTGACCCCGATGACGATGATCATGAGTGGATGTGCCGAGAAGAAGAAACGTGTAAATTCAACGTAAAAGAGAATTTCGCGAAACTTTCGGTTCAGACCGCGCCGAGTGGCACCCCAGGAGCAATCGATATAGATTACGCAACATTCGCATTACGACCAACCAACACCGCGTTGAAGGCAGAATATGATGCGATATTGAATCAACAAAGAGGCGCCGCCAGCGGACGAAACGGCGCAAATGGAGGCGCGGATGGAGGAAAACGTATTCGTTTGGTTGTAACAGGGGGTACTGGCGGGCTTTCTGGTTCTGGTGGCAGAGGTCCTGGTGATGCTTTATTATCACACAACGGTTCGATTATGATGGACAAAATAACGAATCATTCTGAGCTTACGATGGCGGCTGAAATCATGTTGAATATGCTTGAACCAAAAGAATACGAAATCCGTGAAACGCATTATTATACGATGGCTCTTCCATCCCAGTATTTCGACCCGTATGATCGGTGGTTGCGCGTGGGCTTAGCGCTTCATAACACGAGTGATAAACTCTTCCTTACCTGGATGTTGTTCAGCGCTAAATCTGCTAAGTTTGCTTATACCGATATCATGAAGCATTACGACACATGGTGTGGATTTCCGTATAGTCCAGATGGTCTCACGCGTCGTTCCATCATGTATTGGGCAAAGAATGACTGCTTAGAAGAATATACGCGTATTCGAAATGAAACCATCGACAACTTCATCCACCAAACAATTTGTAATGAAACAACGAATGATGCTTCGACGGATGTAGATCTGGCAACAGTTCTATACACGATTTTCAAGGACCGGTTTGTATGCGTAAGTGTGAAAGACAACCAGTGGTATGAGTTCGACAAGAATCGTTGGGTAGAATGTGATCAAGGTAACTCGCTTCGTGCGCTCATTTCCAAAGACATGCACGACATTTACACGAAAAAACACCGCGAGATTATGGATCTAACCTCCGGCCTGGATCCGACATCAGACCAATACACATCTGCGCGCAAAAGGTCGCGACGTATCGTAGATATTTGCACAAAATTAAAGACGACGAGTTTCAAAAATAATATTATGCGCGAGGTGCGTGAGCAGTTCTATGATAAAGACTTCGAAGAGAAGATCGACACCCGTCCTGAGCTGCTATGTTTCAAGAACGGAGTCATCGATTTCAAGACAAAGACGTTTCGCCGTGGCCAACCAGACGACAATCTTTCGAAGACAACGAAAATCGACTATATACCGCTTGACACGGACCGTCATCGCACACATATCGATGAAATCAACGAGTTTATGGCGCAGTTATTCCCCGAAGAAGAACTTCGAACGTATATGTGGGAACATCTCGCATCAACACTCATCGGGACGAACCGCGAACAAACCTTCAACATCTATATTGGCGGAGGTAGTAACGGGAAATCAAAACTCATCGAACTGATGTCTGCATGTCTTGGTGAATACAAAGCAGTTCTTCCGATCACAGCAGTTACACAAAAACGCGCGATGATTGGCGGTGCTTCACCAGAACTCGCTGTTCTCAAAGGTGTGCGATATGCGGTGATGCAGGAACCGACGAAAGGCGACCGCATTAATGAAGGTATTCTGAAAGAAATCACCGGTGGTGATGATATGACTGCCCGCGCACTCTTCAAAAATACGATCACGTTCGTTCCGCAGTTCAAGCTGGTTGTTTGCACGAATGTCCTCTTTGATATCAAAAGCAATGATGACGGAACATGGCGCCGCATTCGTCTGTGTCCTTATAAATCGAAATTCTGCGAAGATCCGAGATCAGACGATCCGGAGGAGCCATACCAGTTCTTGATCGACAAGAATCTCGATATCAAAATCAAGACATGGGTAAATGTATTCATGGCGATGCTCGTGAAGAAAGCATTTGAAACGGATGGTAAGGTCCGCACATGTGCTGCGGTGACTGCGAGTAGCAATAAGTATCGCAATACTCAGGATTATCTCTCGGAGTTCATGCGTGACAAGATTCGTGTCGCTGATGAAGACACCTATATTAAGAAAACGGAAGCATATGAGGAATTCAAAAAATGGTATCTTGTTCAACATGGTAAGAATGTTCCGAAAGCCAACGAGTTATATGATTTCATGACAAAGAAGTTCGGAAAACTAACACAAAAGGGTTGGCGTAAATGTAAGATTGTGTATGATGATGAAGAAGACATCATAAACAACGATGACGATGAAGACAGTTCGTGAATGTTTCAGTTGGGTGTAATCACATTATTGACATCGATTCATTCCGCTGATTTCCAAAATCGTATATTTTTTAATCCAAGAATTTCGCCGAGTCGCGTGAGACCGTTCAATATCCACAATACAACCGGTAAGATGTATTTTGGATAAAGACCGAGCAATATCAATATCGCAATATTGCGCTTATCGTAAGCACCACTTGATGAAAAAAAGTCTCGCAAAGACATAATCACGAAAATAGCAAACACCGCATAATAAAGAAACATTACCAAATCTTCGTAAAAAGATAGACTATTATATTCGTCATAATCGTATAGTGCGTTCTGTTTATTGAGCGCAATATTTTTCTTTTGATTTTCGAGGATGGCGTTCACGTCCCTTGGTTCAAGATAATTTGGATTACCACGAAAAGAGCTTTTCAATTGAATATTATAAAGTATATTCAATAATCGATCTGCGCGATCAAATTCATGATTGATCGTTTTGATATATTCATCCTTTTTGATATTTGCATTTTTACATCTGGTTCTTGCCGCTGTGGCGTCGACACCTGTATGAGCTGTATCACAATCGTCATAATATTCTTTCCATGGAAGAATTGTGGCGGTTTTTCCTTCATTATCGACACTTGTGCTGCGTGTGCTATCACTATATTGCGGAAGTCGCACATTAAATTTCATCACTGCGGGTGTTGTTCCAGATGCTGCGGTCACCACCGTTTGGGCGTTAGCGCCAGTATCTTCATATGCCGCCCCATTATAAAAATCAAACCCCTCTTTGATACCAGTAAATCCTTCGACGTTTTCACCGTCTATATTGCCACTCAACCCATCCGCACCCCGCGCGACCTGAAATCTCTCGCGCGTCGTTGTCGAGGAAGAAGAAAACGTGACTGGATATTCATCCGCCGCCTTATTATTATTACGCACACGTCGATCCACCTCGATGTAATTATTTGCTGTCTCCAATAATTTTGAATCTATTTTTTTACATTCTTCCCGTTTTGTTTTCCAAACATTATGCGCCTTATTGATTTCATGGGTTTGCGCCTTTCCATTCACGAGCGCCGTATATTTCACGCTGGTTTCTCGGACATCATTATCACATTTGCGTTCAATATTTCGCGCATGAACCCATTCAGCATGAGCTAGACTTAGATCATATTTATCCTTTTCAGGTCCAGAAAACCCACCTTGCGATATAATTTGTCGAACTTTTGTTAGATTTTGTTCTGAATCTCGTATCACTTCCTCTATTGGTTTATCATCTCCCCCTCCTCCCCCACGATTTGTCAGCTTCATCGCATCTCCGTCTGCGCTTACTGTGTTTTTCATCGTTGCTTCGCCATTTTTTGCTTTTTCTAAAAGTTCGGGTTCAATCCCCTCAGCATCGTTAAAATCGATACCCATAGACTACTATATTTGTTAGATTATAATTCACAATTATAATCTTACACATTTTCTATTATCCAACTTATTGTTTATGGGGTGATAGTGATAGGGATTCCAACTTCATTCACGTCCTTTGATGATTTCACCCTAAGTATCTTTGACCGTGTAGCATCATAATCGCTGGCAACTAGACCCAAACCGGTGATAACAATATTAGGAACAACTTTTGTAATTGAGTCACTAGCTCCACCAGAATCAACCCTCAGAGTAAAAGGCGCTGACGTGGATATTGCGGAGCCGGAAGCGACCGAAAATTTATTATTATTACTAGTAGATAATGCTAGGGAACTTCCAGAAAACAGACCTGACGGCAACGTGATCGTAATCGTATCTAGATTGGCTAACGCATTTGTCACTTTCAAAGACAGCGTTAGTGTGCCTTGTGACGCATTCGTCCATGTTGCAGTTCCGCTCAATCCAGCAATACTTGGAATACATTTCTTTGCGTTAGCATCCCATTCTGTTCCAACATCGCAGCATCCAGGTCCGTAGCATGGCGCCATTCCCATTCCCATGTCGGAGAGATTTGCGGGATCACTATTCTGTTGAAGAAGTTGCTTCCGATTCATTTCATCCTCGTTAAAATTCCAGTCATACTTATCAAAATCGTGGTCGTTGCGACGAATAATGTCAAACACCTGTTTTCCCACAACGATGCCTCCCAACGTAAGAACGAAGATAATGCCTAAAGTGTTAATCGACGCAGGTATAAGTTCCTTATTACGTAGAATCGCTAATATGATCAACGCAACAGAAATAAATATAATATTCTTCATGACTTCGGTATTGGCTTCATAATTCTTGGTGTAGTATGTATTGATTTGCGCCATGCGGCGTTTATTCATATTATCTTGTTTCAAAGAACCTGCGTTGGCAGCAGCACGCTCTTTCTCTGTCTCGATGAACTTGATTGCGGTTCGTTGTGCTTCATACAAGGCGTTCGACTCAAATACTTGACCGGCTTCTTTAATTGTTCCGTAGGTTGAAGCCAATAATGTAACAAGTGCCGACCTCGCTTTCAATAAGTTGGTTCGTTCACTATCTGATATCACACCTCCTAGACGCGTATTGATACCTTGGATTGCGTCTCGAATTTCGCTAGTTGTGGCGGAAGACGATGCTACAAACTGATTCTCGTCGGCTGCGAGTGCGGGTAGGATATTAAAATCTCTCGACTGAGCGGATTCGCCATTCGATGGTGTAATTGTAAATGTAAGTGTTCTAGCGCCTAACCCATTACCACCAGTAATAACCTGGTGAATCCTCACATTTTTTATGGTGATACGGATTTTAGAGTCTTTCTTAATGATGATGTCCGGCGCGAATCTAACTGTGTTTACGCTGTCGATCGGTACGCTCGGTGTCAATCTGGCGGATGTAGTTCCGCTTACAACAGTAGCGGTATAGTCGCCATTACCCACGGTGCCATCAGTAGTTACATTGTTGGAAAGATTGCCAGTCCATGATAATTGAATTGCATTCTGCGACGTTGTCAGATCACTTTTCAACGTAACCACCATATACAATTCTGCTGTGAAGCTTCCAGCCGTAGCATTACGCCTCAATTGCGTGCTTGTTTCCGTAGTAACCAACATACCTTCAACATACCCCCGACGAAACAGATAATCTTTGAATAATTTCCCCGCACATAAAACCACAATCGCGAATAATGCGACCAAGATTTGATTTTTTTCACTTAATTGATATACCATTTTATAATGAGTAGTGATACAATCCATAAATACTCGTTATATTATTATTTCTTTTTACTCTTCGAAACCGATGATGTTTTACGGCCGCCTGTTGTAGGAGAGGATGCTGCGGCTGGTGCGGATGAAGTTGAACCGATACCGATGGCCGATGTTGCCGAAGAAGCCGCTGTCCCGACTTGGTCAATCGCGTTTGATGCGGTTTCTTTGGCTTTATCCACTAAATTCGTCGCACCTTCTACGACCCCCGTCGCCATATTATTAGCAGAATTAACTAAATTATCTGCGCCTTCGGTTATGCCCGTCGCAAGATTCGTACCTGTCTCACTCAGTTGTTGACCTGCGGAACTTAATGCCGATTTCACATCTTCGGTCCGGTCTGGAATATCGTTCGTGCTTACGCTTTTAACACCAAACCAACCGAGTATTGTTGCTAAAAGTCCGCCACCATCCATGCCATCCCCGCCATCCCCGTCCGCGTCGTCTTCACCAAACATTTCTTTTAATTTCAAAAGCGCCATCACTGCCAAAATTGCTAAAATGCTCCAAAGAATAAATTTATAGGATTCAGATATGAGATTCTTATTGCTTTCCTCGGTCATCGCAAGAAGACGCTCTCGCTGGTATTTTGAATTTGCGATTTTCACCAAACTATCCTGAACACCTTTCATTGCTTGTCCATAATTATTGCTAGCATCAGTGTAAAAAATATCATCTTTTTGTTTTAACGTCATACCTTCTGTTATACCTTCTGTTATAGTACCGGTCATTTCAGGTTGCGGTGCCGGAACCGCAGTTTGGTTAGCATATTCGGCCGTATTATTATTAGTATCGTCGAATGCTTTATCAACCGCACCAAACATGGACGTCAAGTTGGATGGTTTCAACGATCCTTCTTTTGGAATAATATCTCGAATATTACATTTGGTATTCGATGTCATCGAACCTGTATCTGGATAATGCGCATAATGAGCACTATTAATCATCGTATAAGCTCCATTTCCGACTTTACATGCCTCATCGCTTATCGTTTCGTTGATTGTCGGTACTTTCAGCATCAACTGCTTCGTCGGGTCGGCTACACGCAAACCAACAGGATACATTTTATCGCGGTCTTTAAGTTCGCATTTCCCATCGGCACCAGCGTTTCCTTTCGTATAAACAAAACCGCCACATTTTTCGCTGTTGTCACACAATTGACGGCATTTGTCCATACTACTTAAAATCGGTTGTCCTTTTGAAACTATATTGTAAACTCCATATTTACCGGTTTTTTTTAATAAATATTTACCGCCTCCGGTATTGGAATAGCTATTCCAATTCGCTGGATTAAAATCTGATATATTACCTTGATAATATTTCTCTTGATTATCTTCTGAAACCATTTTAGTGTATCCATCATCTTGAATCATATATACCGCCCGACCATCATCTAAAAATTTAATTGAAGTCACAACATCGGAACCAGTAATCCACGGACCATACATATATGTAAATTCTACTTTTTTTGTTTGTGCTTCTTCGATATTATACGAACTTTCTGTCGAACGAGTGTCATATCCACCCAAATTCAGATATGAGGCTGGGAGAGTAATGCCATTTTGGTCCTTTGATGGGGCCATCATCGAAAGTGCGGATGCGGGGTAGTCATGCCTCTCGCCGTTATGGTCAATATACGCGATGCGACCAACATAACCGCGCCCACCCCGATTCACTTGATCCACACCGTTTGGACCGCCAGTTTTAAGAGAATACAGGGCAACTGACCGCACAATTTTGGTTCGCCATTGCGGATTATCATCTAAGAGTTCGTATCCCTGGGTGCGCTTACATTTTTCGATGTATTCATTTACAGCTGCGCGTTCTAAACCATCCGCATTACGATCATGAAGTGCCTGTAACCATCCTTTTAGGTCTTGTTTGCTGTAATTATATAAACCACCATACGCCCACCTTCCATTCCAATTTTTGGGATAACAAATTGCTCCGCCGATATGATGATAATCTTTAAATATACAACGACTCCGTGTTGTATGATCACATTCAGGATTTGGCGGATTAAGTGGAAATTGAAGTGTTGTATTTTTTCCATACATGCGTTTCAGATTCGTTGTTGTATATTTTTTTAAATAATGGTCTTCGTCGTCTTCTTGGTTTGACATCGTATGGCATTTGCTTCCTTTTTCATCGAATGTCATTATGCCATTAATATTTGGTTTGCCTGAACCAGTATAAATCCAACAACTACCGCGATTATTTGGCGCCGATTTTGTTTGTGGCGCACCCACCAAAAAATAAGAACTACCCAAATCTTCGGCGCGTCGCTTACATTGTGAAATAGATGCTTCATTCAAGTCCATTTGATATATAAAGCCTCTGTTTTTCAAATCGCTGTCCGTTACATTATCACCCAAGACATAACACCCTATTTGAATCGTATCAACACCCGAAGCTGGAAATTGAAAATCCGCGGATGGCCGTTCTGTCACATATACATTTCCGCTTTCGTTACCGCATGAAAACAACCCTTTCCCTCCAACTGTATTTCGGGGGTCGCGCACCCCGTTATTTATCATCATAAAAACCGGGTTCGTTCGCGATTTATCTGTGTCCGAATATACTTGATCATAGGGCTTGATATCGTCCCATTTTCCAGCGATTTTGATTTTTTGTATAGAACTAGTTGAAGCAGGGCATCCGATTACAGTAGTAGCATTTTGTTTCATTTTGTCGGTTTCAAGCCAATTCGATGGATTCGCTGACGGTGAAGAAGGAGCATGCCATATTTGAAATACGCCATCCTTAGTGATATACCCATATTTGGTAACTCCAACAGCATCAGTAACTTCTACCCAATTTTGGCGCGTAGTTTTATCCTCTTTTTCGATAAGATCCAAGATACCCTTCGTCTTATTAATATGGTTCAACTCTTGTTTGGTGTATTTTTTATCATAAGCAGCATCGTTCGTTATAGAATATGGTTGGCTTGTCTTACCGTCGCCGCCACCACCAACATATCCTTCTTTCATCGAAAATGCGCTGACTAACTCTTGAATCATGTTTTGAAACTGAGCACCTATGCTAAGCGACGCTCCGGCGCCTCCATCTGCCCCCGCACCTGCCCCCGTTCGCGATTCCACTTCTGCCCCCGCCCCCGCACCGCCATCATTTGGTGGATTCATCACCTGCTGCGAAGCCAATAATTGTTGTGTCTCTCTCGAATGTTGTACGTTCCCTGATTTCAAACTCGCATTTTTTACTAAATCGTTTGAGTTTTGATAAAACATTATATATAGTAATAATGATAATATGATAATACTATATATATCTGCGAATATTTTTGTAGAAAGTTTGCCGGCGTACTATTCGCTGTCGTTATTGCCATCCATAGCAGATTGAATCTTGTTCAATCCAGTATTAAATTCCATAAAAATTGACTTGAAAGTTGCGTAGAAGAAAACAATAAACAATAACAAAAACGTTATTCCAACCCACCATAATTGACCTGTCCAAAATGCCGGATCTGTTATATATCGTATAATCATCATTATGTTTCCTTTCATATCCCAACCAAACGATGAAATAATAAATAGAATTACCACTATTACGATAATCCACCAGTTTGTCCACCATCCCAAGCCAATATAATTTCGAAGGTTATCGATTTGATCCAGTAATGATAACTTTGATGTGTATGAGCCATACCCAATAATAATCACAATCGTAATAACAATAAAAAAGATAAACTTGTATTTTCTTGCGCGCATGGTCGTCTGTTCGTTGATTTCCGCATACACGCTATTCATTTCTTTGCGTTTATTCACTAAATTATAGTCTGAGTTAATTCCGCTAACAGCATCGTTCATGTGGTCGTTAATTTTGCTAATAAGCTCATTTGAACCTGCTGCGGAAGCAACCAAATCATTCAAATCGTTATTGATACCCGCATCCGATTCAGCAACAATATCTCGGGTAAGTGAATCAATACGTAATTGAAGGTCGTTTAATTCCGACGCTTTTGCTAGATTCGCGCTGATATCGGGTATACTAGTACTACTCGTAGTTTTTATTCCTAGTTTCGTATAAATATAATTTGTTTTTTCAGCAGTCGAGCCATCACCATTTCCCACCATATAAACGTAGCCGGGTGATACATTAGTATCATATGACGCGGTGTCGGGAGCATCAGGAACAAGTCCATAACATAAATTATCCCATTTTGGTTGTCCTATATTCACGTCAGTATTTCCTGTATAAACCACTTTTTTAAAGGGACGCGGATCATATGCCGCCATATTCCAGCATTTTTGCGCATTTTTTCTTTTTACAACGTCTGTCGTACCTACTTCTGGGGTAATCTTTCCAACATACTTCCAATAGTCGGCGTAATCTTGGCCAGGTGAAACAACAAGTGGTGTTTTTGTGTTTGAAATCGGGTTTTTATCGAGTGTAATAATGTATTTATCAAATGTATCCGTGCTATAACTATCTGTCTTAGTTGATACAGCTGGTGTTATTTGATTGGAGAGTTCATTATATTTCCCCTCAATCGCCTTCAACTCGTTCATCTTTGTGAGAAATCTCGAATAATCCTCCATTTTTTAATCTATTATCTATTATTGTAATATGTTGTTATAATATAATACCTGATACATATTGTAGATATAATTTATACCATGGTATATACTGAATCTGAATCAGTTCGTGTAACGCTGACATCTAAATCATATGTATATGAAAAATAGTAATACACCGCAAAAATAATAATAAGCGACATGATAACTATACCTAATAAAGAAACCCCGCCGCCATTTCCGTTGCCATCTACGACATTACCGTTATCTCCACCCCCTCCCGGAGAAACAAATAAAAATGCGAACTTGAATATTGTTAAAACCGCAATCAATATAATAAAACACCAAAACACATAAACAGCTGGATAATAATAATTCCCAAGTAGTTTCTTAATTTGAGCTAAAATATCATCGTCCAGCGATGCCCATTTTTCGGCGAATGTTTTTTCGCGTTGAATGATAGTCGTATTTGCCGCACTATTCAAGATGTTCTGATTTTCCTTTTTTATTTCATCAACGGTCTCGTCAATTTTCTTCTTAATATCTGCGAGTTTAGAATTTATGGTTGGGCTTACACTTGCGCGAAAACACTCACTATTTTCTTTCATGGGTGCGTTTTCAGCAGTAGGGAGTGAATTGTATTGACTTGCTGTAAGAGTAATCGGCTCACCGACCACTGCGGTAAGACAGCTTGAATGACGTTTATCCGGCCATACACCAGCTTCATAAACATGTTTTTTACCTTCGAAATCAACCCAAGCATATTTGTCTTCTGATGATGACAAACCAGGTAATTTCACGTTTCTAGTAGTAATACATGGGGTGTGTCCGGTCATATCATAACTTGCCAAGTCGGAGAATTTGCTAAAACCGCCACCGGCGCTTCCACCACAAATATCCACGAATGAAGTAGACGTTATTTTGAATGGATTCGTTTTATCATCACTAGATAATCCTTCAATACGTGTAATTGCGGGACATGTTTTATCATCATATAAAAGCACCGACGATAAATCTTTGTAACGATGTGTATAACCGAATGAATTCACGTAATAATAAGCGGCACTCGCATCACTTCCAGAATAAGACAAATCTCGCACTAATTTATTCAAATATTGACTATTCGTTTGAAGAAACCTAGAACGTGTAAGTAGGTCTTCGGTGTTTAAACGATACTGATTTGTGTAATCGGTTGTAAGTTCGCTTAATTTCTTTTCAAGGTCAATTAATTTCTGGCTTTTTCCGGCACTTGTTGTTCCGGATGTTGTTGCGCTTACTGACGATTTATCATCATTGGTGAGTCCTTCTTTGTATGAGACAACACCTCCGCTAGTGCTTCCACCTGACGATGAAAATCCTTCCAACAAACGATCTGTAAATGGTTGAATCGGGTTTTTTTGTAAATCATAACGTCCATATTGTAAAAGGTCGCCTTGAAGAAGATTCATATTCAGAGATGTTCCTGTAAGTGTTCCCATGCCTTCTTGTGTTTTTTTTCGGCCGCCATTACCGCCCCCGCCCTCGACGTCCTTCGCATATTCTGACATAAGGGAAGACATCGCTTTATTCAGTTCGTCGTCATTTTGAAGAGCGGCTCCTTCCTTGATAGTTGTATGTTTATTATCGAAATTATCGAGAGATTGAGGTGTCGCATTAGGAAAGAGGTTTTTTTGTTCTTTGATATCCATTACAGTATGTTATATATAATACATATTATAACATGATGTGTATTTATACACTCTGTGCGTCTGTTGTATTTCTTATCTCGTGGTTAATGAATAAGGATTGTTTGAAAATACCCCGGTAACACGTGAGCGACCGCTACGACCTAAACCGAGTCCGCCAAAACGACTAAATATTCCACTACTGGCGCCTAGACCAAAACCGGTGAATAGATTTCCAAAGAACCCACCACCTCCGCCGCTGTCGCTGCCGAGTCCACCACCGCCAAATGAAAAATATTTATTCACAAGTTGTGTTCCTACTAAAAATATACCGATCACTATAAGAAACAGATTGAGAAATTTCTCTCGATAGATTTCATTCTCTCGTTCTGCTATGGTTTCAAGTGTTGTTTGGATACCTCGACGTTTGTAATATTTATTCGCAATATCGGATGTTGCTCTGGCAGTAGATTCATCACCAGTCATTCTATTTATTATTGTATCGATCTCGCCTTCAAGTACATTATTCAGATTTACCAGACCGTATATTCCTTTAAAATTGTTGGGGTTGTTCGTTATGTTGGGTTGTTGGGCGGATGCCAAAGGATTCATGTAACTGGCGCTGATGTCCCTGTCAAACACTCCATTCATGATAGCATGAATCGTAGTCCGATAAACTTGGTCATCTTCTGTTTTCGGCGGATTCACTGAAAGCATATTGTTAAATCGATTTATTTCTTGGCCATTATTATTTTCCCCAAAAAATGATGAAAGTTCGGGCTGTTTTCGCAGATAGAATGTCGGATGATTTCGATGCGTATCTGCGATTGCTGTTTTACCCACAGGAGGCGTTCCTGTACTTGGTGCGTATTTTTCTGTAAATTCACGATGAAGTCGGTCAAGAATTTTTGTTGCGGTGCATACCAGTTTTTCTGTGGTTGAATTCGCTATTAAATCTGTACTACCGCTTGATTGAATTCGGTATATTTCACCATTATTACACGTCATATTTAATATATCAGTTATATTATCGCAATAAAAAATAATAATTACGAATGCGTCTATGTATCATTACGATGTAAAAAGACAGACAAACGTGTGCCCATGAGGTGATAATATCTTAGCTCGGGACGCAATACCTGTAAAAGTAAGTAGTAACCGATGTCTTACTTGACCGCGTAATTCGACAGATTTGTCCAGGACGCAGACCGATCGCAAGGGCAACTGGGTCGTATCGAGAGATGCTTGGCATCTGCTTTGTGTCTGTGATGTTATATTTTTTCAAAACTTCCTCTTGTTCGGCTTCTGTTAATACGACATGTTCAGGAACGTATTGGTGTTCCAAAATATTGAATTGAAGGCGGTCAAGCGATTGGACCACGATGAAAATCCGGTCTTTCTCCCAAATCTCGTTAAGAATACCGATGACGGTATCATTCACTTCCTGTTTCATCACGATGATCAGCGTATCAGTCGGCATAAGCACCTGCTCGATGTAAAATAAGTCATCGATCATATTGTTAATATTCTCTCGTCGAAGCGTTTTGGCTAAATAATATTTGACATAAACCTTTCTTGTTGGATGGATGTCCTTTTCGGTTGTAAGAAGCATATCCAATTGATTGTTGGCATACATGGTCTGAACTTCTGCGACACCGTAATCTGTATAATTCGATACATCCATTCCTTGACGAGAAAGTAATTGAAGAATGTTATTCCTGGATTTGAATAATGCAGAAACGGTTCCGCTGCTGATGTTAGCCATGAAATGATATGGAATGGAATAATAATGATTGTAATCACCTACTATATAATAATAACAAATCTTTATTATTCAATTTTACATACGGATTGAAAACGTCTTCACTCCTTGTGCGTTTGGTTCGTTGGTTTGTGTATTGCCATTACCAGCACCAGCACCGCCTTGTTGCTGCGCTGCCTGTTGCTGTGACGATGCTTGTTGCTGTGACGATGCTTGTTGCTGCGCGGCTTGTTGCTGCGATGACTGAATCGGCATCATACCGGCCATAGGCATCGTAGCCACAACCGGTATATTCATGGTTGGAAGACCGCTTCCGCCAACGCCACCACCCATCATACTAAGACTCGAAAAAGTTTGTGGTTCAGAATTCTGATGGATAGTTGTGTGTTTCCCAGTTGCGCCATACTTTGAATTCAAATAATTTTCAAGAACCATAGAAGGGATTTGAGGGATAAATTTACCGCCGCCGCCGCGATATTGTGGGCGTGCTCCACCTCCACTATATATGGAACTATATGCTGGCGATGTGGGTGTGCGCGGTGAAAAACCATCACTTTCCGGGATATTCTCATCATTTTCTCCATACTTTTCAAGCATCTTTGCGTTAAATGATCCTACTGCGCGACGAACCTCTTCTGCTTGTTCATCAGGAGAGCCTTCGGGAGTAAATATACTAGAATATTCTGGTGTTGTGGGCGCATCAAATCGTTCTCGTTCTTCCTCCGTTTCGATCTCTCGTTTCATCTCTCGGCGCAGAGAATCTAACTTCATACGTTCATCCGCCAATCGTGTCATCTGAACCTTTAATCGTTCTTCTTCGGCCACATTCCCTTCACGCTTCGCGCGAGAGATTTCGTCCGATACCCTTTGGGTTTCACGTTCATTCTCATAAATATTGCGTTCATTCTCGTCCAACGCCACATTCTGCGTAGTCACAGGACCTTTTCTTGCCAATTTTCGCCGGGCATACTTATCCATAAGCGAAATAATCGACATTACCCAGTTCAAAGGTTTGCGAGTCGCACGTAATTCTTCAACCATGTCACTTGGTGAAATCGGTGTATCATCGGGATAAACAAGCATTTCAGATAACCAACCATCAGGATATCGTGTAGGATAATCACCGACCCACTGACTACCGCTAATCGACCATCTCTCAGTAGGTTCGCCATTCTTATCTAATATCACAGATTCGAGAACAAGATCTTCGCTATTAATATCGCTTGCCGTAATCGTGGGTATTTTTCCGCTACTGGTCGCGCGATCTCCTTGTAATTGACGGACAACATCCGCTTTCAATGCAAACCGCCATCCTAGGTTGTGAATACTCTGTTTGGTATCGACATCTAAATCAGGCACAATCTCGTCGATGCGTTCATCGGGGTCAAATTTCGCGGTCGCATTCGCCGCTGTTCTTAATTCTTGTGCCGACATACGTGGTTCCTCTTCTTGTTCGCTGCGGCTTGGCAGATAAACACGACTGCCGATTGTAGCTTCTTCCTCTTCGTCACGCCCCATACCCACACCCACACCCGTCGCCGTCTCGGCTGTCGTTGCGTCTTTTCGCGAAAGTGCTGCCATATCACGCGGTTTCAGGCCAGCAGCCAATCGGTTTCTCTCGATAATATCGTCCACACCCATCGCGCCCTTACCGTCTTTCAAGACCTTATATACATTCTTCGAATACGACATACTAGGAAGTTGGTCAATATTATCTTCTGTGATAATACGCATCTGAACATTCATGACGATAAGTTCTTGCATGAGTAATTTCAGGCAATATGGAATACGCACGATACTGAATGACCTGCCAAACTTCGTCATATGAATGACGCTTGCGCCACTCCCGCCCACCGATCCCGCCGCCGCATCCGTCAAATTCCCCGAAAATTGGATGGGTCCATCCACCATCGGGCTCATAAATAGGTTCTGTGTTGGATTGTATATCGCGATCATACCCGACTTATTACATACCGCCATATAGTATTCATCACCGCGCACCATAAGTGATTCATTCAAAAAATGCGCAGCACCATGTCCGAGAATACCATCACGTTCCATTTCACCGACACGAAGACCACCGTCGTTTGCGCGACCTTGGACCGTTTGACGTGTGAGTTGTGTGCGTGGACCCTGTGAACGATAATTGATCTTATCCTTTACCATTTGTTTGAGACGCATGTAATAGGTCGGGCCGATATATATATCACTCTTGATTTGCTCTCCTGTCATTCCGTTGTATAAGACTTCCGTACCTGATGAATGGAACCCGTATTCGGTTAAAACCGACCCGAATGACTCATGTTTGGTGCCGTTGTTCGTATATGCGGTGCAGTTGCCAAAGCCACCATGAAGCACACACGCTTTCCCCATAAGCGATTCGATGAGCTGCCCGATCGTCATACGTGTTGGAATTGCGTGTGGATTAATAATAATATCAGGGCGAATACCGTCTTTTGTGAAAGGCATATCTTTCTCCGGAATAATAAGACCACATGTCCCTTTCTGACCGCATCGAGAGCAGAACTTATCACCGATCGACGGAAAACGTTCCTCGCGAATACGGACTTTACCGATACGGAACCCAGTCTCACCTTCCGTCATAAATGCTTTATCGACGAATCCGAGTTGGCCTTTCTTTGGCATCACTGACATATCACGCATCTGGCCGCCGTCATTATGAATACTGACAGACCCCATACCGATGACGACTTTCTTGTCGTCCATTTCAGTATTTTCGCGAATAAGGCCATTCTCATCGAGATAACTGTAATCATAACCAGGCTTAATCCCGATTGCGCCTTCTTTCTGGATATTCGCAAAACGAGTATCTCGTTGGGCACCGCGAACACTACTGCTTTCTTCGCGTGCTTCATACATATTGTAATAGGTAATGCGGAACATTCCGCGTTTGATACTCGCCTCGTTGAAAAGAATCGAGTCTTCTACATTATACCCGTTGAAGGACATGATTGCGACAACTGCGTTGAAACCACACGGATGTTCTTCATGATTGATGAGATCAAGGTATCGACTCTTTACGATCGGAACTTCGCCGTTGTTGATCACGACGCCCATCTTATCGATACGAACTTGGTAATTGCTATGATAGAGAGATGCTGCTTGTTTGGCTTGACCACAGCCGAAAACATTACGTGCGACAGGATTATTTTCTGGAAAGCATATTTGGTTTCCCATAACACCCATGAGGAGAGATGGGTGAATTTCGACATGCGTATATTGTTTTCCATCGCTGGATAGAACACGCGCGCGATGACGATAACTGTGGCGACGACGACCGCGACCTCGTCCCCGTCCTTTACCCCGACCGCTACCACCGACTGAATGTTCGCCACTTTCGCCGCCGCTGCCCTCGTCGCTGCTTTCACTCTCACTACCGCTGTCCTTCTTTCCTTTTTCTTCGCTTGCTCCCGGTGTTTCAAACTTGTGACTCATCGAAATCAACGTGGATTCGGTCTCCGATGTATCGATATATTCGATAATCGCTTGCGTTGCTTTCAAACGTCGAAAGTCTTCGATGGTATTGACACGGGCCACATCTTCGGCGACCTTTTGTTTCGCAGCGAGCGCCGACGTATCATGAGCGTGGCCATATAACTCGTCTATCGTATAATAATTACAGTGTGATGGGTTGAATGTAGGGTCGGATTTCGCAGTAAACCCCGTTGTCATCTGCTCCCATGATGCCTTTCCTGCGCGTATCATTTCTATTATTTCATCTTTGTCATAACTTGGACGTCCGGTGTCTTCATCGATGTAAAAAATCGGCCGACAGAGACGACCCGCATCCGTATATACGTGAATTTCGTTGTTTTTGATATCCCACTGACAACTGATATAAATCGGGATAAGCGCATTTCGGCGATGGAGGCGAATGAGTCGCATCGTTTCTTCGGGGCGTGTGACCGCGCCAACCCATGTTCCATTTACGAATACCTTCGTGGTATAATAAAGAAACATCCGTGTGCATTCTTCAAGAAGCTGCATTTTCACGACTTCGCGCAACCACTGCATCATCGGATATGCCGAGCACTGATTCGTTATCCGCGTTCCAAATGCCAAGTGTTTATGAAACCCAATATTCGCACCATCAGGTGAATCTACGGGGTCGATCATTCCCCACTGTGAGCCATGAAGCATACGAGGTTTGGTAACTTTCGCACTGCTATCCATCGGCAGGTTTATTTTACGCAGGTGCGAGAGAAACGAATTATAGGACAGACGATTCAGATCTTGAATGACTCCAATCCGCTTCGTATGGTCAGTCGCGCCCCAATTTCCTTTAAATGCTTTCTTGAAGCCGTTTTCAACGATACGTTCGCGAAAGAATTCCTGATAGTTCATCTGGATGAGACCAACGAAATTCTTTTCGTATTTCTTTGGATCTTTGAAATATTCGCGATCCATCGAGAGACGGATATGCTGCTGTTGAAGCGCATAATATTCCTTGAATAGGTCGTAGATGAGCGAGCCACTTAACTCAATACGTTTGAATTTGAAACTATCACGGTCGGTAGGTGCGTCGAGTTTGAGAGATACCCGTAATAACTTATACACCATATTCCCGAGGAAATACGCCTTCTGGATATAATTCGTCTCGCCTACTTGTGGTAAGAAATAGTTCATAAGAATATCATGGACTTGTGGGATCGTCTTGGATTTCGTCAAGGTCGCGATGAATTTGATCGCGCCTTCTTGTGTGAATATCTTATTCGCATGATGAATCGATGGAATAAAATGGTCAAGAAGTTCGGCGTTTTCGTCAAGGTCGAGCAGACAGAACTCTAAGATATCGCGATCAGAGAGAACGCCGAGAGCACGCATCACGATGAATAGAGGCACGGGTGAACGCACATTCGGAATATTCACGACGATTTGTTTATTCGTCAAGAGGGTTGTGGGTGCGACGATACGAACGGATAATGTACGCTCGGGCTTGGACGCGTCTTCGCTGACGGTGCGAATATCGGCGGCATGCGTATATACGTTGTCTTCGTTGTTTTCACGAATATAAAGCATATTGTCTGCGAATTTCTCTTGCGAAATAATCGTCTTTTCCTTGCCGTCGATGATGAAATAACCGCCATAGTCGTTTTTACATTCGCCCATATAAAAACGGGCTTTCGGTTCAAGACCGTGAAGAATACACAGATTCGATTGAATCATGATAGGGAATCTACCGAGAAGAATTCTTTCGAGAGTCGCGGTTGTGACTTCGATGCGTCGCCCACCCACCGCCGTCTCATCCGGCACCGCAATCTTGAAGATGACATCCACGTCATAATGGATCGTTGTGCCGTAGGTCATATTGCGCAACCTGGCCTCATTCGGAAACATATAATGCTCGCGGTCATCATCATAAATAATCGGTTTTCCGAAATAGACTTTATCGCCGTTCTTTCCACCTAAATACAATTCGCACCGCAGGTTGAACTCTTGTGTATCGGGGTCCTGTTCTTTTTGGAGAATGATGGGATTTCTCTCGCGAAATATTTTGAAGATCCCTTTGCCGAAGAAATCGTTATATGAATCGATATGATGACGGACCATCATTTGCGGGTCATCATCAAATAACCGCTGGATCACCTTCCATGGTAGCTCGGGGTCAGAATCCATGTTACTAAAAATAATGGGTCCTCTACTATGTATTCGTTATTATTATTTATGTGTTATTATTATTTATGTGTTATTATCTATGCGTTATTATAGATACATATCGATAATAATTATGTATCTACATATAAAGAACATTCAACCCCGAAAGCTAAACGGGTCAATAATCGGCACACTCGCTTCATTTATTTTATTGGTGTTACGGATTTCTGCCGCACCAAAGAGTAGTAATGCGAACAATAAAATATAAGGGAAAAGCAGTATAAACCACGCAACATTAACGTAGCCGCGTGAGCAGATTGCGTTCAAAACCCATGTCCAGAAAACGATGAACAAGATTTCAACGATGAAGATCGTGGATGTATTGGCGACGTTACAGCTCACATTCCCAAAGCAATATTGATGCGTGTTTTCGAGATTATCGAACAGCATAACAAACAAAGAAAGCACTGATAGAATGAAAAAAATGAACGCGGGGGTGCATAAGGATTGTATCTTAGAAATAACGCCGTCCATCGTAGTATTAGATGTAAGAGTCCGCTGTATGTATATATTAGTATTTTACTAAAATATACACCTAAATTCGCCAAAAAATAGTTTTACTTCAACTGGACTGGTTGTGCGATGGGTTGAACTGTCGGATTCGATGTAACAAACGCAGTAGGGTCGCCTTGTAATGCGTTGGCGATGCTTGCGGGTGTTTCAGTAATACCGCGTAAAGATGTGTTGGCTGTTTCAGGAAGGTATTCGGCCATGCCGCCATGTTGTTCGCCGATATATTTGCGGTGACGACGACCACGGCGGTGACTATTCTTCTTCTTACCGCCGAAAATTATTTTTTCAAAGTCATGGTTGCTGTTATGTGGTGGGTTTATTATGGCTGTATTTAACGGGTAATGATTACCGTTGATGGATTGAGGAACTTGCGACATACCGCCAGTACCGCCACCACCACCGATGTGTTGAACATCACTTGCCCCCCATGGCGAGCCACCGGTCATACTTCCACCACCTGACTGACATCCCTTTTGATGCCATTTACGTGAGCTGTTCTTTTTTTTGGAAGAACTACGACGAGACTTACCGCCAGAGCAGGAGGAGGAGCGACGTTTGTTGCTACCGCTTTTGGTTGTGCGCTTACGACTATGATATTTTTTCGATGACGCCATTATATATTATTGTATTATTATTGTATTATTATTGTATTATTATTGTATTATAATAGAAAATAATAAGATACATTACCTTATCAAAATATATTCCTTATATAGTCTAAATAATATCAACATGGGTGAGCATATGACGGCGACAACACATCTTGGTAAGACCAAGCGCATCCATGACTTCGCCTTCCGGCGTCTTATCGATATATTCCGCGGTAAGGTAAATCACTTTATCGACATCCAAATCGCGCGAAAGCTTGATTTTACGCACTTCGGCTAAATAATACCGGTATTTGTCGGCGAGGACCTTGCCGCAGGTGAAACATTTGACGGGGATGATCATAACGGAGCGTATTGATATATGAATACATATTGTTTTTATATATCAATTTATTCGGGTCGATTGACCGTCCTCGATCGCGACCGTGACCTCGACCGTGAACGAGGCGTTCGTGCCGGCGTCCGCGTATTCGAAATCAAATAACCACCATTTTGCGTCTTCTTATTCTTTTTTGTATTCTTTTTTCGTAGTGATGATCGTCGTAATGTTGCCATCTTATACAATACATAAATATTTTAGGCTTGAACCGCTCCTTGTTTCATGCATCCACGCCCACCGACACATTGTCCTAAATAATAGTAATATGCGATATCTCGATCGTTGTTATTAGCATCTTTGATATCATAAGGCCGTTTCGCATTCCCCGCAACACATTTGCCCGGAGCGACAGCTTCATCCGATCTGCCGCTTGGATCAGCGACATTTGCTTGGGCGGTATTCATGGTTACCACCGGATCATTATCACCTTCAAATCCGCTATATTTCGCCCATCCACAGCAGCATTTTGTTCCACACATTTTTTTCGTGGAAATCGAATTACATGCTCGTTCTAATTCTTCCGGTGTTTTATTATTCATCACACAAAACGAATCCGAGCACGATGTTTGGATTCTATCTAATTGAGAATCTGTATATGGTGTGCCAAATGCCTCTTTCATTTCGTTTCGCATACTTATCAAAGGTGCGGTCCACGCGACGTCAGTCGGTAATACACGCGAACTTTCATCGGATGAAGTGTCCTTAAATACCGCTGTATTCGGTTCAATAATTACTTTCCTTTCAACGAATTCTTGCGACGCCGACGCCGGTACTTCGACCGGTTTGCCACCGTCTCCTTCGGCCGCTAAATCAATATATAAAATGCCTCCCAATAAAATGAAAACGACAATCAATATTGAGCCAATATTCTTGAAAAAAGACTCGCCTAAACTTGTCCCTTTGAATGCGGTAATACCACTATCGGTTGATTCGGATAAAAACCCACCGACACGAGATGCGCCGGATGTTCCCGCATCTTTGATTGCAGATAGTGCGTTTGATACTCGGTCCATATCCGTTGTATTCAACTACAAAGTTACATTATAGATAGATTATTCTTTCTTGGCAGCAGTTTTCGCCACAATCCGCACCCCCTTTCCCGTTTTCACTTTGACGTGTTCGACACCAGTTGTATGAATCTCTCGATGACACTCCTCACAAACCGTCGCCAGGTTGGCCGGATGGTTCTTATGAATATGTCCGATGAAGTCATTAGAATCAGCGCTTTCTTGATGCTGTAAATGATGTACCTCCGTCCCTTTTTTTTTCTGACACAATTCACATAAACGCCGCAGTTTCGCCGCATTATACCGTGATGGAACCGCGTCGTTTAATATACTCGCCGTGGGTGTCTTTGTGCTGACCCCACGATATTTCACACGGATCGTATTCGCGTTTTCCAAGAAATCATCGGGAAGATGAAGCGACTTACACACTTCCAGACCATACATGCTTTCACCCGCGCCATCCTGTAACTTCCGGTCATATACCAGCGCATCGCATGACTTGTCGTAAAAAACACGCATATGTGCCAGACGCAGCCGTGGGGCCATCTCACGAATTTCGCTGTATCCTGCGATTTCGTGAAGATGCGTTGCGAAAATAAACGAAGCACCAGCGCGGTAAAGGTGCTGTAAACCAGCTACAAAGATGCTTATCGCTGAATCCATTTCGGTGCCAGAGCATAATTCATCGCCGAGAACGAGTGTGTTCTGGTCCGCCATCCGCAAAATGACGCGAAGTTCCGACATTTCAACCACGAATGTGGAGAGACCTTTAAATAAATTATCGTTGCCGAGAATACGTGTCATGATTGCGCGGTAAGGGCGATAGACGAACCCGGACGCGGGGACATAAAACCCGGCTTGTGCCATAATGACGGCGACGCCGATTGCGCGGATGAGGCTGGTTTTACCGACGGCGTTCGTTCCATAAAGAAGCATACCATCGCCGTCGAGCGAAATGTCGTTGGTGACATAACATTCTTCTTCGTTGATTCTCTCGATAAGACAATGACGAAGTCCGGTTGCGCGGACGAATGACGACGCGTCCGCCTCGCCTGCCGCGACTCCCCCAACCGCAATCACCGGCCGACAATAATTATATTTCCGCGCGATATAGCACCGATTTTGTATCATATCAATTGCGCTGACGAATGTGATCATGTTCTCAAAGTCGTGATAATATTCATGGAGAGACCCAACGAACCCTTGATATAATACGGCCACCATATCCGAAATTTTCACCCGTAGGCTAACAACCGCCGCACATAGTTCGTAGATTTGTTGACTATGAATCGTATTGTTGCTTCCTGATGCGGCGGGGCATGTAATACTCCCTGTGTCAAACATAAGTGTGCGGTTTGTTTCTTTATCAAGAACAATCGTAATCACTTTTCCGTCCGCTGGGAGTTTTTTAATACGATCTTCCAGGATTTTCGTGCGTCGTTTAGTTGCTTGAAGAGAGATTCCCATTTTATCGGTTTCGTGGATTTTCACATAATCGGGTTCGGTAGTCGAGCCGGCGCCCGCCGCAGGTTTTTGTTCACCAGCCAGTATCAACTCGTTTAAAACCCGCTGAACCTCATCGAGAGATTTCTGAGTGTATCGATATTCGTCCGTTAGTTTATCCAATTCCGCGGATATCCCACGTTGAATGATATTTGTATCAAACTGAGTATCGGTGATATCGCGACATAAATCGATGTTCAACGTCTTTTCAAATAAATCCAATAGAATTGTGCTTTTCCCAACAATATCATCGCGAATCCCCCATCTCTCGGAAAGATGTTCTGTAATTGTCGAATCTCTCAAACACATCGAATATAATTCGCGAATATGGCGCAGATTATGAAAAAGATTATGTGTATGCAATGGCGCAATCTTGCGTAAAATAATATGGCGGTGTAGTTTTTCGATATCTTTCATAAACGCTAATTTCTCTCTGAATATCGTATATGTTAGGCATGTACCGGTGTCGCCGCCTCCACCCGTAAGCAACAGCATGTATTCAGTAATTGCGTAGTCACGTTCCAATCGTGTTTCATCAAATACAGGATGAAGAAGAGCATACTTGTAAGCACGTGATCCCATTGGAGTGACTGTATGATTGAGAAGCGAGATAACCGAACTGAGACGAGACCCTACACCACCGCCGCCGCAGCCTCCACCGCCTGCATTACCATCATCGATGATATTCAATTGACGCAAGGAATGATTTGCGAGGACCAATCTCTCAGACATGTTTTCAAAGACCGGCTCCTGGATCTTTGAAACCAGGCTTGGATTGTGTTCATAGATGAAATTCAATAAATAAACGAGTGATTGTGTGGCGATTGTATAATTCATAAATGATTGTTCAAGAGATTTGGCCCGACCATCAGGGTAAAATGTTCGCAGTACCTCCATTTGATAGATTTGCTTCGTGCATCTCTCAGCTTTCACACTCGCCGGTGCTGTCGCTCCCGTCGTCGTCGTCGTCGTCGATACCCGATGAACCATTTTCGCTTGGATATTCGTATAATGAATGACATCTTCAACTTCTCTCGTCGAGAGATTTGAGATAAGAATCACCTCTGATGGCATATATGACGAAACAAATCTCTCGACCTCATCATATGTTGTTGGATTATGGGTGTCCTTATTCTCTGTCTCAAAGATGGTGGCACGTCCTGTATAAATATCAACATTTGTCATTCCCATAATGAGTGTTCTAGAGATTTTCTCGATCCAAATACATGCGATGTTATTCGACAGCGCAGTAGCAGCACCGCCACCACCGCCGCCACCGCCGCCACCGTCTACGACATCTGTGGAGAAATAAGTGCCAGGTGAATAAATACCGTGAAGCGAACGAACCGGTGGATTCTTTATACCGTCTTGAACATAAACAACCGCAGTATATCCAGCCTCCTGTAATTTCTTCAAATACTTATCAAGACCATAATCACGAAATCCTGCCATGAGAAATCCCGGTGTTTTATTCGCTTTGGCGAGTTCACAAATCGAGCAGAAGTCATCGATACGGCTTCCAGAACACATCACCGCGCCGCTCACGCCTCCGCCACCCTCAGCTGCCGGGGTAATTATTTGTCCGTATACCTCGAAGAAAGCGCCGACTTGGAGAAGAACAACGGTTTTCGCGCCATATTCTTCCGTATATTTTTTGGTTAAAGCAAAGTACTCTTTAATAAGTGCCATAGAAATAGTATGTAATTACTTATTAAAGAACGAACGAAATCTCTCGCACGTAATGGTTATATGTATCTCTCGTGATGCCTTTATTATATATTCATCACACGCGTAATCTCCGCACGACATATCGGGCATTCATTTTTCGACATCTTGGAATAACATTCCGAACAGCATACCTTGTGTTCGCAGGGAGAAAATCGCGCATTTACACGATACCGAACACACAATATACATCTATGATGACCATCATCTGCGTCTGCGTCAGTATCGGCTATTTCTTCCAACGGCGATAAATGTGCTACCGAGAGAAGATTCGGCGATGCCGATGGAATTGGCGGAAGTTCCGGCGGATAATTTATAACCATACCGGGATCCATGGTGATACGCGTATAATACCCCAGATAACCTATTCGCGCAAATTGATTATCACATATACGGACACGTGTTCGCGTTGTATTGTTTCTCTCAAAATATACACTATTATTATTATTTCGAGAGATATTAAACACGATGTTTGGCGCAACATTCGCAACATCGATCGTAACCATTTGATTTGCCAGGATACGATCGTCATTTTCATAGACAAATGGGTATGTGTCACGTGTCATATACGACTTTTTGATAGATCTGAATCGGTCATATACATAATCACGATACGCCCATATTTGATAAGATCGCGCAGCAACCCAATTCGGGTCGTTCGGAGGATGGTCGGTTAGAAACACATAAATATCGTTGATGTCGATGATTGGTATTGCGACCTGATTAATTTCCATTATTTCATGAACTTCTCTTGTGATATGCTCAATATTAATGTTCAGCGCTGGAAAACGATCCGCACGTATATCACTCCGACGCACAATATAGGTTGGTAAATAAGGGTCGTTGTCTGGGCGATAAACGACCCAGTTTTCCGAGACATACGGTTTTTCTCGAAAATGAAGATGTTCTGGGTCTTCTTTGTAACTAGTATATGCGTCACGCATATTAGGCGTAAGAATTTGGGGGGATGCGGTCCATGCATCTGTTCCTGGGAGGCGGACAGTTATGTTCATTATTACTATTACTATTACGTATCATTATCGGTTTATGTTTGTTATAATTGCTTAAATATATAATACTATGTATTGTAACAAACTAGAAATGTCCGGTAGTGCTGCTTCCACGAAAAATATTAAAAATAACACAGTTACACTTGATGTGCGTATCTCTTGTGACACATTCTGGGCTTATTCATTTAACATTCCGATTTGTATTGATGATTTTTACAATCAGAATGACAATAATATTAATAGATACAGTCGGGATGATAGAAATGGAACCTGCGAAATAGGTAATATTGGTCGCGGTGATCAGAGGTTTCTTCATTTGGAAGAATATCTCGTTGATTATGTGATTGAAAACATTTATGAAGACTTGATACGAAAACATAAAGAACGAGATATTCCAATATTATTGAAAAAGGCGAGAAAATTTCATATTCATGGTCGCACAGTAGAGGATATACTTTTTCCAGAAAGTAGCAGAAACAGTCATATGACAACATCGGAAAACATAGTATATATTTGTACTCATTGTCAATAACAGGGAGTGAAGTAGAATTGAATCGAGAGATTTATCAGTTGTGTATCGGACTCACTCACCGCCACCAGACATGAAATTGTGTAACATGACACCATCATTTGTATTTTTAACATCGCCTGTCAAAATCGCATCTTCATACATACGTCGAAGAACATCAGGTGGAGCGTTTGACCCTATTTTCAAAAGATGATGGTCGTATAAATACTTTCGTATTTCACCGATTGAACTTTGCCTTAGTTTTAAATGCTGACTTTGAATATGTCGCTGTGTCTGTTTATTTTTTAATAACACACCGACTACATTATCATGCTTTCCGATACGATAACGTTTTTTATGTGTTTTGCGGATTTTTACACGCATGCCCGCGATTTGTGAAGGGTCGATATCACCGGTGCTACCACCTCTCTCGCCGCTACTCATCGCACCGCCACTCATCGCACCGCCAATAGCACTATCGTCGTGGGGGGGCGGAACCCCCGGCTGAACCCCCGGCGGACCCCCCCCTAGTATCTTCGTTGCCCATTCTCGAAAGGTTGGTTTTTTCCCATTTTTTAAACAACCATGGGGTGGTTCTTCTTTAATGAAAATCGATGGAAGATAATCTTCTGGTTTTTCAGGAATATGAAGTGGCGGTTCTTTGGATGACTCAGATGCGTTATCATTCGTAGTAGAGGATGATGATAATGTATCAGGTATCACGGTAGAAATCGTATTATTATACATTTCGGCCAATTCTGTTATTTTTGGAGGCATTTCTATTTTGATTGGTTCTTGTGGTAAATTCGATAGTGTCGGCATGGGCATGGGCATGGGCATGGGCATGGGCATGGGCATGGGCATGGGCCCAACCGAAATACTGGGTCCTGGTCCTACTTGTGATATAGCAGGAGATGGTTGGTCGGTAATGAGTGTCGGAATCACCGGTAATCCAAGCAAACCAGTATTTGTTAAAATTTCACCATGTTGTAACGTTGGCGCGATTGTATTTAGTATTTGAGACTCGGGTGTAACATGTGAACTCGAAGAAGCAACAGCTGGTGTCCTATGATTTTTTTGTGTTACCTGTCGTCGTTTCATCGCCAACTTACGAAGAAAATCAATTGACTGTGAAAAATTATCGGCGATGGCACCACCACTGCCCTCTTCGCTTCTGCTATTTATTGGCTGTGATTCTGATTTCGATTCAGTCTCCTCTCTGGACCGTTCTCTTGTACGCTGATGTTGTTTAATTCTTTCGAGTAACGTTTTTTTAAGTGTGCTTGGTTGAACGATTGAACTTGGCCGTATTTTACGTTCGCCACTACCACTACCGTTGTTCAAACGCTTACTTGATTTTCGTTTTGACCCTCCGATCCCTCCTCCCAATAATGAATTCGAATCAATCGTGATACTTTTTTTTTCACTCATATTCGCTACGTATAATACGTTGTCTTATATATAACTTATAAGATACTACGAGTATATATTTATAAATATAACGTCTTCATATATGGTCCTCCGCTATTTTTTTCTTTTCTCTCACTTACTTCTGGATTCTCAATAAATAATTTGAAACCATTCTCTAAATCAGCGAATGTGATGATTTTCTTCTCGCACATCGGCAGACAAAATACCCGACGACTATGCGCTATTTTTGTTTTTGTAAATAATGTCTCCATATCACGACCGTATGTGGTAAAATAATCCATTTTTGAAGCAAACCATGATTCTGGTAGGACATCATCGGTATTTACTTGATCCATCGGGGACGCAACCGTCCAACCATAATCATTAACCTGTTTTTCATAAATTGCCTTCAACTCACACGGTTTGTATGCGTCTAATTTAAACCGCCATGTAAAACGAGAATTCAATCCTTCGTTCAAACTGAAAAAACAGTCGTTGAGTTCCTTTTCATAACCAGCAATAATGACCATCCAGTTATGTTTATGCTCACTCAACGCCTCACACAACGTATCGACACATTCTTTCGCGAAACTGTCGCGTTTCTCAGAGTTACCAAGTGAGTAGGCCTCATCGATAAATAATACACCACCAAGCGACGCCTTAATCATATCTTTCGTTTTTATTGCGGTTTGTCCTAAATATCCCGCAACAAGATCATTACGGCTGACTTTCTTGAAGATTTTCTTGTTCAATATTCCGAGATTACTAAAAATCCGGCCAATAATTTTCGCAACTTCGGTTTTACCAGATCCAGGTGGTCCATAGATTACAGTATGCATGAAATCACCCTTTGTCGGTAATGCGAAATCGTCGATTCCGATAGCGGCTGTGTTTGACCATTGATTTTTTTTGATATTCATAGGAAAAATGGAAGCAGGCGCAGCAGATCCCGATGCTGACGCCGTTGCCACCCCCCACGGAGGTGCCAGAAATGAGGGGGCGAACGGATTCGCAAATGGATTCAATAGTTTTGGTTCTTCTGTTGTCGTTGTCGATTTCCCAGAATAAGTATCGGCTTTGTCAGACTTCTCGGTATTCTTTTTTACTTCGGGAATATGAAGTTCTTGTAAGTAATATAGGATTTGATCAACAATGGTTTGTTTGATGGTTTGCATCCCAACCATTTTTGATAAGTCACATAAAGGCTCACGTATCGCATGGATCGCCGCCATATTGATATTATATTTCTTATCATCTGCCAACGGATATTTATCACACAACGCAATCAAGTCATCAATATGTTCTATTTTTTCGCGTATTTCGATGAGAACCTGAGGAGCCGCCACACTTGCACTCTTCTCAGCAACAGACCCACCAGCAACCGGTTCTTTTGACACCGTTTGCGACGCTGGTGTGATTTTAATAGGAAAAATAGTGGTCCATAATGTGGGTACTACCGACGCGTTCGAAAAAAACGACGCATTATTCGATGGAACAAATGGATTAAATGTCATATTCATAAATGGATTGGCAGCAGTGGTGTTATCTGTTTTTGTGTTGGAAGTAGAATCCGTCCCTGTCGTTGATGAAGAAGAATCTGCTGCTGTTTTTTCTTTTGTTTCAGGTGTAGGTGTAAAGTTGTATATACCCTTATCATCAATATACGAATAAGGTGTCTTTGTTTTATGAAAAAACTCATGTAATTGTTGTTCCATCTTGCTTACTTGTTGCTCATTTTCGATTCTTTCTTTTTCGTATTCTTTTAATAATTCTTGACGTAAATCTCTGGTGTCTGGTGGTACAGACGGAGTGGTTGAATGTTTCGTCTTTTTATTCGGGGTATCATACGGGTCATTATTAACTGATGGTTGCGAATAATACCATCGCCTCTTTCTTCGCGGATGTCTTTCTTTATTGTTATTACTATTATTACTATTATTACTGTTGCTAGGAATTGACATCGATACTTCGTAATGTATCGTCGTCGAATGGTGTAATATAATAAATAAAAACGGTTTATATTCTGTTTGCGTGAAAGAGTGTGCTGATAAAAATATTTGAAAACAACATAAAAATAAATTGAAAAGACATGATAGCTTACTCCGAAATATATCAATCCGATACATTATTGTTATTCCAAATGCCAAAACTTGTTCGTAAGCCCAAACAACAACACGCGATTGTTGAAACTGAGAAGGAATCAAAAGATGTCAATAACAATAATGAACACAAAGAAGCCCATGGATCGAATATTACTACGGATCATCAACAACCAACATATGAAGAGCTCAATCCACGTTACGCAAAAGACGCACATTTTCTACAATTGGAATCAGAAGAAACATCAGCATCACTCAAAGACAAAATACGATACAGACTCGGAAATTATATTGAAGAACCGTGGACGATTATCGGGTCATATTTCGAAGGCAAACATCTGGAACAACTCGTGCGACATCAGATCGAATCGTATAACGACATGATCAACGTTCAATTGAAACGCACAGTAGATATGTTCAATCCGGTGAAAATCGCATCAGAACAAGACTATGACAAAACCACCCACAAATATCGCCTTGAAGTCGAAGTGAATTTCACAAATTTGTACCTGTCACGTCCGCAAATCCATGAAAATACTGGCGCAACCAAAATACTCTTTCCGCAAGAAGCTCGTTTGCGCAATTTCACGTATGCGTCGATGATGACAGTTGATATGAATGTGAAATACATCGTTCGTGGTGTAAGCGCAACAGAAGGCGGGACCGACCAGCCAGTCACCATTCATCACAAGGTGTTTCCGAAAATTCAAATCGGAAAGATGCCGATCATGTTGAAATCATGTATATGTGTCCTTACCCAACATGACCATCTTGATCACAACGTTACCGGTGAGTGTCCATATGATGCGGGGGGCTACTTCATTATCAACGGAAGTGAAAAGACGGTTCTTGGTCAGGAACGTGCAGCTGAAAATAAGGTCCTCTGTTACAACGTCGCGAAAAATAATAACAAATGGCGTTATGTTGCTGAGATCAAGTCCATTCCTGATTCGAAATGTATTTCTCCGAAACAGATCAATATGATGGTGGTCGCAAAACAAAACGGATTTGGACACCCACTCGTGATTCAAATACCAAGGATGAAACAGCCGATCCCTTTGTTCATCGTCTTTCGAGCACTCGGTGTGTTATCCGATCGCGATATCTGTGAATACATCGTATATAATATTGATGATAGCGCTGCTGCCAACTCAGACCCAAGCAGCGGTGGTAGCGGTGGTGGTGGTAGCATCAGCGCAAAATTGTTGGAAGCGCTTCAAGCATCAATCATCGATGCGAATGGTATCATGACACAGGAAGACGCAATAAAATACTTTACGTCGCAGGTGATCTTTACACCGATTAATATGGATAAGGAAAGTGGTGCGATAAAGAAGCGCGAGTTTGCGCATGAAGTTCTTCACAACGACCTCTTCCCTCACTGCAATACCGATAAGCAGCGAATATTCTTCCTCGGATATATGGCACATAAATTACTGTGTGCATTCTTTGAGATTAACAAACAAGATGACCGCGATTCGTATTTGAATAAGCGGGTTGATCTCACAGGATCACTTTTGAACAATCTCTTCCGTAACTACTTCAACAAACTCGTGAAAGATATGTCGAAGCAGGTTGTCCGTGAGATTAATACCGGTTCATGGCGTTCAACCGAAGACTATCTGAGTATCATCAACGACACAAATATGTATAAGATCATCAAATCAACAACGATCGAAAATGGTCTCAAACGCGCGTTATCAACAGGTGATTTCGGAATCAAGAGTATGACGAGCAATAAGGTAGGTGTTGCTCAGGTATTGAATCGTCTTACCTATTCATCAAGTTTGAGTCATCTTCGTCGGTTGAATACACCGATAGACAAGAGTGGTAAGTTGGTCCCACCCCGTAAGTTACATAATACATCGTGGGGGTTTCTTTGCCCAGCAGAGACACCAGAAGGTGGAAGTATCGGTGTCGTGAAAAATATCAGCTATCTTAGCCACGTGACAATACATAGTAATCCAGCATCACTTCATGCGTATATTGATGAGTATATCGAGCGTGTAGAAACCCTCACACCAAAGCAAACCTACCGTCAAGTGAAAGTATTCGTCAACGGAATTTGGGTTGGTATTACGCGCGATCCGATGCGACTTTACCGAGAATTCAAATTGAAGAAATGGCGTGGAATTATCAATATTTACACATCGATCGTATTTGATTATCCGAACGCAGAAATCCGTATATGTAATGACGCGGGTCGGATGATGCGGCCTTTGTTGTTGGTGAATTCTGAGACGAATGATCTCTATATTACGCGTGATATGATACAGAGGGTTGCGGCACACGAGATTGGGTGGGATGACCTTCTCACGCATATTTCGAGCAACGATAGTGCGCGCAACGCCGACGGTTCCGAGGCCAACGCGCATGGTGTTATTGAATACATCGATCCAGATGAACAGGCATTTAGTATGATTGCGATGCGTCCGCATCATTTATATCGGAATGAAACAGATACTACGAACCCGTATATGTATAAGTATTCACACTGCGAGATTCATCCGAGCACTATATTCGGGGTTTTGGCGTCATGTATTCCGTTTCCCGAGCACAATCAGGCGCCTAGGAATACGTATCAGTGCGCCATGGGTAAGCAAGCCATCGGCATCTACGTCACGAACTACCAGCGCCGTATGGACAAGACTGCGTATGTTCTTACTTATCCCCACCGCCCTCTCGTGGATACACGCCTCATGCAAATGATTCAACTCGCGGAAATACCTTCCGGCGCACCCCTTATCGTCGCAATCATGTCCTATACTGGCTACAATCAGGAAGATTCTGTTCTCGTAAACCAGGGTGCGATCGACCGCGGAATGTTCTCTGCGACAATCTACCATACAGAGAAAGACGAAGACAAGAAGATTAACGGCGACGAAGAGATTCGATGCCACCCCGATGCTTCCAAGACGAAGGGTATGAAGTTTGGGAATTACGACAAACTGAATCAACGCGGTGTTATGCCCGCAAATACCTTCATCGAAAATCGCGATATTATCATGGGGAAGGTGATTCCGATCAAAGACAATCGAAATGATCCAACCAAACTCGTGAAATACGAGGACATTAGCCGCGTGTATCATACATCAGAGGAATGTTATGTGGATAAGAGTTATATCGACAGCAACGGCGAAGGGTATTGCTTTTGTAAGGTTCGCGTGCGCGCATTTCGCAAACCGGTGATTGGTGACAAGGTCAGCAGTCGTATGGGACAAAAAGGCACGATCGGTAATATTATTCCGGAGAGAGATATGCCATTCACCAAAGACGGGATCCGCCCCGATATTATTATCAATCCACATGCGATTCCATCTCGTATGACGATCGGACAGCTGAAAGAGACGTTGCTCGGAAAGGTCCTAGTGAATTTAGGATTGTTTGGCGACGGCACGTCATTTGGCGAGTATGATATCAAGGATATAAGCAAGGAACTTTTGAAGGTGGGATTCGAGATGAACGGCAACGAACTTCTTTACAACGGTCTTACCGGCGAACAAATTAAATCGGACATCTTTATCGGACCGGTATTTTACCAAAGACTGAAACATATGGTGAATGACAAACAACATAGTCGTTCGATTGGACCGATGGTGAATTTCACACATCAACCGGCGGAAGGACGTAGTCGTGATGGTGGCTTACGTTTTGGCGAGATGGAGCGTGATGCGATGGTTGGGCATGGTGCTTCGCGATTTACCAAAGGGCGTATGTATGACTGCTCTGACAAATATGAGGTTCATGTATGCCGGAAATGCGGGATTATCGCATCGTATAATGAGGAAAGGAGTATTCATTTATGTAAAACATGCGATAATCGATCGGACTTTGCGCTGGTCCAGATCCCGTATGCGTGTAAATTACTATTTCAGGAACTCGCGACGATGAATGTGGCGCCGAGGATTATGACCTAGTTATCTATCTATCGCTTGTGCTATGCTATATAATTTAGGACATATGTATAATATATAATATATAATATATAATAAAGATTTTTTATCTATATGAATCATATCAAAGAAATTTGAATAGAATGGATTTTTCATCGTCATCTGACGCCAACGTTGCCACACTTTCATTCGCCGATTCCCCCGACGTAAAGGTTGCGCCTATCGTAGTTGCTGGCGCTGCTTTTGTCGGTAGAACAATCGCAGGCGGAGTTATCGGCGGTGCCGCATCATGGGGTGTCAATCGTGTGCTTGACAATCGTTTTCCCGCCAAAAAGTAAAGACAGAATACTAGAAAGTTTTATATATTTTATAACTTATAATATATAATATATAATACAATCACATGAATTTTACTTTAGGAGGCGGTGTCAAAGGAATTTCTCCTCATCCTGTTTCAAATGGAACGCTCAAAGGAAGTTCCGAATTAGAGACGATGCGTTTTACGCTTCGAAAGGCATGGAACGGCGCAGCTGCAGGTGAAAATTTGGGCGGGCGTGTGCCTGCCGCAACCCCATTTCGTGTCGTGAATAACGCCGGTGATTACCTTTCTCGTCAATATTATACTTCTGGTGGATCAAATCAGGTTACAAGCGCAAGGCAAAGTATCACTTCTGGTTGGCGTGGTTTAGCGGGTGGTGTTCATTCACAGTCTGACGGAACTGGTATTCCTTCCGCAACTTGTAACACGAAATTCGTCTATGATGGTTCGGATTATACCCGGTTTCGCAAGCAGATGGCGATGAACCGCAATTACAACGATGCCGGTTTTGGTGGCGCAAATAATGCCGCTCAGTCGGCAATTCGCGCGATCCGCCGTTAATCGTCACGGGGCGACACATTCGATAAAATCACACATCATTACTATGTGATTTTATCATATACCTAATCAACGGTTCTGGGATTTAGGTGGAACAACATATCCTTGCGCCCTAGCGCGTGAAAGTGCCTCGCGGACATCATTTACATTCGGCGCCTTATATTGTATATTTTCCGTTTCTTTGACGCGCAACGAGCTCTTTCCAATCGCCTGTAATTTAAGCCGTTCCATTCGCGACGACGCATCGTGACGATTGTATATCAGTTTTTGTTTCGTTACTTCACCCGCAGTTGCGGTATCTGTGATCCGTTGATAATGTGTGCGCATATATGCTGCGCGATTGCTTGAAAAAGTGGAATCGTCTGCTGATGGGTAAAACTTTTTCGGCATCGTTCCCGTGTGTATGGTCAAAACGGGCATCATCGCTTTGTATGTTAAACCAAGACGACGCACAGATAATGCCATTTTTAATCCGCCACCAGAG